CAAAGATACTCGTTAATTCTTTGATAAATTCGGTTGACATAATAGTCATAGTCGAGCTGCTTCGAAATCTCTTTTACAGCCTCCGGAGAAAGAATCTCCTTGTTCCAGACAAACACACTCTGAGGGAGGCTTTGCACCTTCGCGAAAGAGTGTTTGCCCTTTACAGTTCGATGCTTTATTACCGTACCGACAGTATCGACGCCTTTTTTAACAAAGCACCGGCTCGGACTCTGAATCTCGTACTCGGCTGTCGACCCGTCCGACAAAGTTGTCATCTTATACATAAGGTAATCATATGAGTTCTTCTTGCAGGTATACTGGTAAAGCCGCATATCATTCCGGTTATTGGCAACAAACTGTTCCGGCAAGATTCCGTCAAGGAATGCTGCGACAATGCCCTTCGCAATAATCGGAGGCTCTTTGCAGTTGAAGAACGAGCCTTCGGCAAAAGCCTCGTCCGAAATATCGTAGTTCTTCGTTGCTTCACCCTTGAAACAGACCGAACCGTCAGGCTCATGCATCACATAACAGTTGACATCGCGTCCATGGTAATCCGTAATGATACCAGTCTTAACACTGAACCCGTTGCGGTCGACCCATTCTTGAATGATGTTGCGAATCTTCTCTTCATCTTTCCAATCAAAGGGCTCGAACATAATACCATCGGTGTTGATGTTAAAGGCAGTACCGAGACCGTCCAGCTTTTCGAGAAGGTCCAACATAAACATCTCCCCGGATGACGTAACGAGCAGCGCCTTCTGAGGGTCGTAGAAATCGGTGTGCTCGTTATTCATAGCACCGAAAACAGACAAACAGACTGTTTTGTAAATTTTCCGTTTTGCAGGGTCAATCTTCTTCAGTCTCAACTGTTCATGATACATGAAGTTATAAAGCTCTTTTCCGGACTCGCCGAGTGTTCGAGGCAACAGATCGAAGTTCATCATCACGAGGTTATAATAACCCGAAATGTCGGCATACATTGCTTTTGCGGCATGATATTTGTCACACTCAGAATGAGCGCCGCCCGCGGCAAAATTTACCGTTGTATTACAGATGTTAATGCGGATGTTTTCTTTTTCCCGAAACTTCTCATTCAGGAACCAGTCAATCACTTCTTGATTCTTTACTTGTAACGTCGGGTACAATACAGGCTTGATTTTTTGGTTCTCGATTCCGGGAATCGCCTTCGCTCCGAGAGCGGCAGCTGCAATCTGCGTGCCAGTCATATGCAAGCCATCCTGAAGCGGGATTTTGAACTCGTTAATCATGCTCAAACGGAGCTCAAACTTTCCCTTGAACTTACAGAAATTCTTGTAGGTTCGCTTCAGGTCGGACAGGTTGTACCGCTCCGTTTGTCGCCGCTCTTCAGGAGTCAGAGGACGCTGCAAATCGAAATCAACCTCGGTCGTGTCGATTGAATCGCCTTCCAGAGCCTCTGTTAATTTCAAGCTCGGAGGGTTCAGGAAGCCGTTCAACAGGTCATATCCGAAGAACGGAAACCTACAGAATGGCTTCCATTTTTTACCAATCAGCTCTTTCGACTTCACAAACGGAGACATGGTGTTCTTAACAATCACCTCGTAAATCAAGTCGTCGTAGTGATTGCTGTTCCACCCGACCCAGATGGTATCGGCTGCATATGTGTTATACAGCTCACGCATCTCATCAAGACTCCACGTCTGCTTGAAGTCAATGTTGCCTGTTTTCAGATCGACAAACCCATAACCGAGTAATGTATCGTACCGAAAAACCTCGAAGTCAAATATTGCAATATTCATTTGCCGGTGGAGCCGAACCCTGATCCTCCGCGTTCGTCTCCGAGGCTATCCACGAAATCGGCATAAATAACCGGACGCACAACAAACTGCCCGATTTTATCTCCCGCCCAGAAGGTGTAAGGCTCGTCAGTTGTGTTGAGCAGTACCGCGTGAATCTGTCCGCCCTGTTCTGGGCGATAGTAGCCCGCCGAGTCTGCTTCGCCAGACGGGCGGTAGCCCGCGTCTACGGGACAGTTCGCAGCAAAGATTCCTTTGCTTGCAAGACCGGACTTGCAATGAACAACGATATCATAGCCATCAGGAAGATCGACTCCGATGCCGGTCGGAATCTTTACTGTTGAATGAGGAGGAATTGTTACTGTCTCGCAGCAGAAACAGTCGGCGCCGGAGTCATTGTAATGAGCACGCTCCAGATGAGCCATGTTTGAAAAACGATAGATTTTAATCTTCATGTGATATCCCTTTCGTAGAATTTTGTCACGATCTTTGCTACGCCTGCATTTTTGAGCATCCGGTTGCATATGTTACAAGGCTCCGGAATATTTGAAGAGTCAAGGCTACTAAGATATAGGGTAGAACCCTTCATGTCACAGCGCCTTGCCGATAAGAGCGCATTTTGCTCCGCATGGACTGCTACGCAAAGACCGTATTTCGAACCGTGGACTGCAGAGCCCGGGTCAATCGGCTTTTCAGCTTTGTCCCGATAACATCCGCAGTCGCAGCAATTGGCTTCGCCTCGCGGCGAACCGTTATATCCGGTTGCAATGATTTCATCATCCTTGACCAGAATTGCGCCGTATTGCTGATGCAGGCACGTTGAACGTGTTGCAACAGCGTCGGCAATTGTGAGGTAGTACTCTGTTTTAGTCGGGCGCATAAAGCAACGGAAAATCAGCATGAAGAATATCGGTCGGTGTCATGGCCGTGTCAACCGGTTTACCGCAAGACATCTTGCCTTCTTTACAAGAGCCTCGCTGACAGAACGGACCCGTTGTGTCCGGTGCAAAGAAAATCGGGTCCAATTTGTAGAGCTCTTCCCAGATTTTCAACATGACATACTGGGTCTCGAGGGTGTTACGACGGCATGTTCTCTGACTGATAATATGCTTCCACTGATACGGTGTGCAGGACATAATGAGAACGTTTCTCAAACCCTGAGGTGCCATATATCCGCAAGCATCGTTATCAATGCCCTGGTCATTGAACAGTTTATACTCGCCCATTGCAAAACGGCAGTTCTCAAGATACCGTCTTTCCGCATTTGCGCCTTGCTCGATGATGCTATACGGTATAACAAAATCCGAATCATCAGAATAATTACTGTACTGAAGCGAAGCAGACATGAACTTTGTCTCGTTCTGGTGCCTCGAGATTTGTTGCAAAAAACGCCTCGACGCGCCTACAATCACAACGTTGATGACTGCGAACTTCTGAATCGTCGGATGAGGCAAATGAGTCATTGTTTTCAAAGTCTCATCCTTATAAGACTTGTTATACAGCGCCATGAAGTCGTCCATAGACTTCATCCTGTGCCCGCGCTGAGTCAGTCTTGCCGCACAAACACACATATCCGAGGCTGTCTTTACAGCCTCGGGATTCAAAACCTTTACTTCGATTTTTCTCATTCTTCGCCCTCCTCGTCTGCAATGCATGCCTTCAACAGGAGCAGGTAGTTGATGGCGTCATTGATTTTCTCATCCCACTTTTCGCTCGTGTAGAGGCTCGCGTCTGGAAGCATCTGATAGATCGACACGATATGTTTTGCAAGCATGCCTCCGAGAGCTTCCGGAACCGAGCACTGTTGAAGGTCTGCGGCCTGTTTGAAGGCCGCCAGACGGTCAACATTCGGGGCATATTCATTGCCTTTTGTCGTCAAAAGGTCTGCCGTTTTCGTGAGCTGCTGCTCTACGATTGTGTTAAAGCGTTCGATCGTCATGTTCATTCTCCTCCTGAAATGACGTTATAAAGATAGTTGAAATACCTGTTATCGGCCCGTGTCCACTTGTAAATGTGTTTTCGGTCCTTCGATTTGAAAAACGGGCTTTCCTCGAAGACTGTTTTCGCTTCTTCTTGATTGTTGGTAATGTTCTCAAAAATAAACTTCAACAGGAAGAAATCCCGCTCGCTTTCATTCGAACCGCTTCCGGGCGCTTTATCAAACCAGTTGTCCTGAAACGATTTATTAGTTCGCAAAAAGTGAAGTAATAAATTGTTCCGGTCACCTTGAATCGGTTCTCTGGCAGAGCCGGTTGTACTCTTAACCAGACGAATCATGTACGTGTCCAGGAACACCTTCAGAATCGCCTCCGGTAAGAAATTGATACCTGCATAAATAATCGTTCGACCGGTCACGGTCACGTACCGGCTCGAACCTTGCGGGTAGTAATACTCGCACTGTGTCCGACTGTTCTTGATATAATAGCGTTTCTCGTAATCCGATATCGGAGCTGCTCTGAACAGGATTCTGAGCCCTGTCCCTGAAAAGCTGAATTCGATATACGTTTTGTCACCGAAAATATTGATGATATCCTGTGCTCTTCCGTCAGCCGTTGACAAGTCGAACGGCACTCGGAAACACTTATCAATATCAATTGCGCAGATTCCTGATGCCTGAATTGAGACACCCACACCTGCAAACTCGACTGCTTTTGCGAGGTCGAGCTGTCCAAGCGGTACGAAATCCGCAGAAACATTCGGTCTTGCAGAATCGGTCCCGTTGTATTGAAACGGGACCTTCTGGTTATTCACAAAACAGTATCTTAAGAAATCGGCTTTTCTCAGATAATCGTTCGCTCCGATTGATTCAATAACCGATAACGCTGTCATGGTCAGTCAACAGGCAGCTGCATCTTCTCAGCTCTGTCCCAGCCGACAACATCATACCAGCAGTTCTTCTGGCCGTTGGACTCCTTGTAGGCTGCCTGAATGTAGATTCTGCAGCCGATCAGGCAGTTGAGAGCATCAGGGAATGTTTCCTCTGTCATGAAGTAGTCAGGCGACAGAATCGGTTCGCCGGGAGTATCCGGTGCTTCGAACTTGACCATGTCAACCACGAATCTCTTGACGCCATTTGCATCCTTGAAAGGATAATGCTTGAAGATTTTCCGGTTGACACTGTTCGGAATTTCTCTCAGAACAGAATTGCCTCTGTCATCGATTGCCTCTGCAAGGCCCGGTTCGACAACCTTGTAGGTGAAGGACACCTGCATGTTGGTCTCAGCCTTGTTCATTTTGAGCTCTGCCTTTTCAACCTCACACAGATAGAAGCCTTCAGGAAGGTCTTCAAAGCTCTGCTGCTCAGTTACAGTCGACCAGTTTACCTGTGAAAGGACATCTCCAAGTTTGATAAAATCTGCCATTGTTATTTACCTCTCTCTTTTATTTGTTTTTGAGAGCAGCCATCTTTGCACGAATAGCTGCAAGTTTTTCTGCCTGAGTCATAGCCGGAGCTGCAGGTTCAGCTGCAGGCTGTGCTGCTGCCACAGCAGGGGCAGCGGGCTCATCACCCTCGAACGGAGGCACTTCATGATTTTCGCATACATCTTCCTCAATTTCAGACGGCTTCGGAGTCGGGAACATTGCCTTGTTCGGATCATTGAGAACGGCTGCGAGCTTCTTACGGATTGCATCGACATCATCAATGTCACTCTTCGGTTCGGCAGTTTCAGCTGCGGGTTCTGCTTTTGCCACAGGCTTACGTGTTCTCCGAGGCTTCGGAGCATCTGCCGTTATTAGTGTATTGGGAACAATCGGAGTAACGACGACACCGGGAACAGGTTCAGCAGAACCTTCAACAGCCTTCGCAAGTGCCTCTGTTGCTTCATGAGCAGCGTTCAGAGTCATTGCAAGAGCATCGACACCGATGGTCGCTACAACACGCTCAGGCTGGCCCGCCTTGAGAGTGTACTGGTCAATCGTTGTGACAAACGCATTCCAGTCAAGAGGAATCGAGTGCGGAGCATCGGAGCTCAGGCCTCTCGTGATGCCATATTCTGTATGCCCATCAGGCGACAGGCTCAGATAACGTTTTGTCTGAAGGCGGCCGTCAGGACCTTCACTTGCCTCGGCATATGCCCGAACGAAGAAACGAACACGGCCTTCGAGCTGCGTGACGAGCTTATCACGGAGCAGCTTCGAGGGACCGTATTTCGAATACTCAACACCTCGACGGTCCTTCAGAACCTCAGTGACACCATGCATCAACAGGATGATGTTTTTCGGAAGGGCGAGTAGCTTCTGATACTCGATGAAAAACTCGTTACCGAGGATACCATAGCCCTTGCCATATCCGAGGTCGGAAATGTGCAGCAGTTTGTTGTCGCGGCAGAATTCATTGTCTGCCCACAAATAACTGTCCTCGAGAAGGTCGACAACAATCGTGTCGTAATTGGAGAAGTCGCGAGCGAATGCCTTTTTCATTTCTGCCCAGCTGAAGCACTGCTGATGGTCCTCAGCCCTCATGCCGCAGAAATCTTCAAGGTACTCATAGTTGCCGTCTGTCGTGATGAAGAACGGCCTCGGAGCCCCGGCAGCAAATGTCGATTTGCCGACGCCCGGCTCTCCATACAAAACCATTTTAATGTTTTTTGCCATGTTAATCTCTCCTTTTATTTACTTGGTACATATATATTATACCATAGTGTCAGTGTTTGACTGAGCCGACGAATTATCACACGTCACCTCATGATTCATAAACGGGCTTGTCCTCGGGCTGCGACTATCATCGAAAGGGGTAAGAAACTGTTTTTCATGAAACGTCATGGTGCACGGTTCCTTTTTCAATTCACATAACCCACACGGTAATTGATACTTGCATTGTTCCATTATAACCATCATATATACCTCTCAATCTCATCAAGATCAGTTCCTTTTGACCCGTTCAAACGGGCCATTGCAATTGCGTTTTGGACATCAAAAATATCCGCGATTGAATGAAATCTGGTCCGCCATGCAAAGATTGCGAACCTCGAAATGGTGAATGCCTCGTTTTCACCTGTAACAAGAGTAATTGCTTCGTCAAGAGGATAGGCCTTGAGTTTTTCCGTATCGTTATCGTAAACGGCAACTCTTGTTTCAGTGAACATCACTTTGAACCGGCTTTTCAGAGGTGCAAGCTCTCCCGGGGTTCTTACCTTGATTATCATTTAATTCCTCCTGAAGCACGCGCATCAATTCGTTCCAATAACGAGCAAGCAGCTCGTCATCCGTGTCATAGTGCTCACGACAGAAGTTTGTACAGGTAATGTAACAAACATCTTGTTCTACGAGCACCATCGCAGGAATTTTGGACATTGGAAGCCGTTCGAAGGCTTTCCTGAAATCAACGAAATGATTCAGCGGATTTTTGAGTTCCAGGCTGTTAATATCAAGATCAGTAGCATCTCGGAAATCCGACATTTCTCCGAGGTCCGTGTTGAACATCGGGTCATAGACTTTGTAAAGATACTTGCAGTCAGGCGTCTTGTAGAACAGGTCCCAGAATTCCGATTTCCCGTAAACAGAGACGGCGTTTCCGTAATTGATAAACCAGAAGTTGTTGTCCTCAATCTCCTGCGCAAAATCTGCCATTCTGGAAAGGTTCGTAATATACAAGTCCATTTTCGATTTTTCAAAGTCATCCGGCTTGAACTCGTGGTATTCAATCAGGTCGCAGTCGTCGAAGTCATACTCGCGTTTGATTCTCATCGCGTAGTTCTGCTCGTTCTCACCCTGACGCAGCTTGATTCCGGTCTTCCGCACATTGATGATACCAACCTTGTAAATCGGCATTTCGGGAAACTTCTGTTCGACCATCCAACAATAACGCAGCACCTGGTCGAGGTACTTATCAAAGTCCGGACGCATCGACGATGTTTTGTAGTCCAGAATAATCCAGCCTTTATCAGTCAGCATTAACAGGTCGATAATGCCATGAAACTCATGAGAATTTTCAAACCGGAAAGACGGAAGTTCACACAACAGATCGAGCTCGTGGAACTCTTCAACGAGGGTCAGTGGTGTGACGCCGTCATAGTCCGTCAGAATCTTCTTGTAGATTTCATCCTTCTTTTTAAGATATCCGTGGACCATTCCGGTTGCGAGTGCGACTTCTTTCGTGAAGTCGTTGTAGAGGTTCTGAAACGGGTCAATCTCGTCGAGATAGCCCTTCAAATCCTCGGTTCCATGCTCACAGCCCCAGTGGAAAGCCGAGCCGACTTGCAAAGCACGGGACTCTTTTTTCAGGCTTATTCCTTGTTTTTTAGACAAAAAATAAGAGGCCGGGCATGTTAATAATAACTGCAGGCCTGAATGTGACAAGTGCATATTTGTTTCTCCTCTCCTCGTAAAACAATATTTATCTCCGCTTTCGTTTGTAGACTTTTAGCTCCGGGTCTACGGCATAGGCTTCCGCCCGTTTCTTATAAATCTCCTCACGAGTTTTCTTATACTCAAGATAACCAAGACATGTGCTGTGGCAATTCGGGTGTCTCTTTTGACAATCTTTACATGGCGAACCTATAGACATCTTGCACCTCTGGCTAATTTAATCTCGAAACAGGCCGGCGGACGCATCCGCCATTTAAGACCCGTCGGTCACCTGTTCCGGAGAGAGGGTGTGCGTGCTCGGCACGCTGGCTGTTGAGGTAGGATTCGGACCTACGAAATGACGGCGTCAAAGACCGTTGCCTTACCGCTTGGCGACTCAACAATAAAACAGACTCCCAGTGAATTAAACATTATTCCGAGTGTACGCTGTATAGCCCCGGGTCAAACTCAAGCGCATAAGCCGGTTTCTGTCGGGGAACATCCCCGACCATTTGCTCAAAAGGGAGTCATTTTGAACGGAGTAGGTTATCACCATTCTCTGCCATCTACCCATGCGAGGTGTTAACAACCCCACACGTTGGCTTTAGCAGTTTCTTCTATCTGTGCACTGAACTGCCCAAATCGTGCTGACAGGAATAGTCCATCACCCGTCTATACGCCTTATGACAAACCGCGCTTTGTTACGGTTCAGGTCTTACTGCTATACTTCAACCGTACGACCAATATAGCAGACCAATTGGTTGTTCCCCTCGCCCGACTTGAACGGGAGACCGCATGCCATTTGAAGGGGATATATGGTGCTTCAGGACGGAGTTGAACCGCCGACACGAGGATTTTCAGTCCTCTGCTCTACCTGCTGAGCTACCGAAGCAAGGTTGTTCGTCTGTCCGAACTGTCAAGCGTCCGTCCGCTTTGTCTTACCGTTCAACCACCACGCTAAACGGCGTCACATAAAACCGGATTTTCACCGTGCAGCTTCTGCGGGCAGGGTGGGGAAAACTTAGGAAAAACCCACAGCCGCCATGGCCCAGAAAGGAGGCGCTATGTCCAACAACAAACATGGCACCTGGCGGTGAACACAGGATTTGCACCTGCACTTTTACCTTGCTGGTAACGTGCTTCTGAAACACTCATCCACCGTTTAACGAGCGGCCTCAGGAGGGGGAGTTGGTACCGCTCGGTAAGCGTTTGTGCTTACATATATATTATACCACATTTCGGAGTTTTTGTGAGCCGACAAACTACACAAACTTTCCGGGTTTTTTATATGCTACGCACTCACTCTCACAATATTATTATACCACACTTTTTATAAGTCTGTGAGCCGACGGTTTAGCATAATACTGCCGAGTCGAATTTTTCTTTTGAAAAAACAACAGCCTTGCACATGACAAACTGCGTATTGCCTATGTTCACGTCCTTATAAAGTTGCGCAAATGCTGTATAGGCCTCTTTATCGGATTCGAAGTCAATCACGAAATCCGGGAATCTTGATACTTTGCCGTTTTTCTTATGCAGAAAAATTTTGATTTTCATTCTTTTCTCTCCTTCTTTTCTCTCAGCAGTTGTTCGAGCTCATCGACAGAGCATCCCCACATATACTCGATATCTGTTGAATCGAAGTCATTGTTTTTGTTCAACTCAGCAATCAAAGCCCGCTTTTCACCGTCAGAATTATGTTTCCCCTTCTTTGTTTCTTCAATCAGGGTTTTCAAATCTTCAGGTGTCAGTTCCTCCATCTCAGCCTCAGTAAAGTCAACGTTCTCGATAATTTTCGGATTGTTATAGGCTTCAGCCTTGAGCTTGTTAATGTCGATAATCTGACGCGTGACCTGGAGCTTGTCTTTTGCCGTTAAGGCATCGCCTGCTCCGAAATCTTCATCCATCAACAGTGATGTCAAATATCCGCCGACCTCATCAACGGTTAACAGCCGCCGCGAGAAGCGGCGGTAATTCAATACGCGGCCGATTCTTCGCCGCTCCTCTTTACACACCGGGTCAAAATAGATATCACGCCCTTCTTCCTCGGTTATGCCAGCCAATTGGCTGGCATAAGGAATCGAGTGGAACTCTATATAGCATTCTATAAACTTCTTCTGGTTCTCGGTTAATTGCAGCGTACCTGTTGGGTCGGGTAACAAAGAATATGCCGGATCGTTTTCAAATGCCGTTATCATTTGTTCCTGTCCCTGGCGGACCATATCAATCGGCATCAGATTCATTTGTTTCTTTTGTGCCATAACGTTCCTTTCTGAGGCGACTTCTCGCGCTCTCGATTGATTTGATTGACCGGCAAAGCCGGCATGCCGCTTGCTGAGCAGACAGAGAGGAATCCTCGATAACTCTCCAGTCTTTCTTGCTCAGCCGCTTGCCAGTACGTATCGCACCTTTACGGCTGATGTTGTTGCGGATTTTTTTCCTCTCCGACGGAGGAATATCTCTGATAAGCCCGGACCCTTTACAGACCGGGCATGTCAGTGTGACCTCGCCGTGACTTTCGCAAAGCGGGCACGGCTTCATTGCTTCATCGCGTCGCATTTACAAATTTTACCTTTCTACCCAACAGGCGAGCCTTAACGTACTGCCTGTTATTTGCAATTTTCGGAATTTTCTTCAGCTTAAAGGTCTTTCCGAAATCTTCAACAAAGGTCCGGTTATCCGTTACGAGCTGCGGCTTCAGGAGCTTGACGAGTGAACGTAGATAATCAATCGAAATATAAAGGTCATTCTGTTCAAAGAACCGGATACCGTTCATTTCACGAATGGTCATCTCATTGCCGTCTTGATCGTAGTCAACAATGTTGCTGTACTGCCTCAACACACTTGCCAGCTCCTTGCAGCTCTTCTTGCCGTAATCCTGAGTAATCTCTTCATACGCGTTAATCTTTGACACACCCTTTACGGCTTTGTTATCTGTAATATAGAAAGCAATATCCTGAAGGTTCTCAGCAAGTTCAACAGTCGGATCAAACCAGAAACGGAAGAGTGTTTCCGGAGTAAAGGCATACTCGAAGAAATCTGCCAACTCTGTATTGATATCCGTGTAGGTATCGGACCAGTCGTTGTACGAGAACTTAAAGGGCTCGGTAAAGCCGTTCGTCGCACTCATAATTCCGTACATTGCAAGATAAACAAAAAGGACGTTGTTCATGGTTTCCCGCATCATTTCTTCCGGCCGCAGGTCGCATTTATAATAATCGGGATTGTATTTCATGAAGCTATGTTCGTAATCCCAGGTGTAATAAAGCTCGAAGAGGTTGCAGCGTCGGTTGAAGCCTTGCGTCTGGTCGCTAAACTTAATGTTCTCCCGGTTGTTTGCTGAGAACACGAACTTACAGTTCATCGGAATTGTCGCCTTTGTTTTTCCTTTTTCTTCGATTGCGTATTCGTTTGAACCGGTCAGCTTCTTCAACTGGTCGCTTGTTTTCTTTACACCAGGTGTTGTCTCAAGGCAGATATTATGGCTCAGGCCTCTCAATGTGCCACCGATGAATTTATCCTCTTCAATTGAATCGAGTGACTCTTGGCCCGGCGCAGGTAACAGGAAATGTGAACAGGCACCGTCGAGAAGTGAGTTCTTGCCGTTTTGTCCGGAACCGATCAGAATCACGAAGTTCTGAACAAAGTCCGTGTCGACGATATATCCCAGAATCTGCGACAGATGAACAAGGCGACGCTTTGTCGCCGTATGATTCAAATCATGAGCCATGTTCCAGAACAGCTGCCATGTCAGGTTCGCATTTGTCGGTTCCTGGTCTTTCATTAAGTCGCAGAAATCATCAAACGGGAGTTCCGTAATGCCGAACGGCAACGGCTCGAAATCGTAATTGAAACACCACATAATGCAGTATCTCTGATAGAGAATCATCGTATTCGTAATTGTGGGAATCCGAATCCGCTCGTACTTCAACAGGAACTTGTTTTTCTTGAAGTCATATACGCCGTTGGCAAATGCTACACAATACGGTGGCAACGTGTCAAGCCGTAGGCTGCTCCGAACAGGGTCATCCTTGTTGATAGTCATGTAGCACACGTTATTGTAAATGTTTTTACAGAACCAGGTGACTATCTTATCGATTTGCTCCTGTGACGTATCATCGACCACTCGAAAGTATTTATGCCGGAGCAGTGCCACAAGATTGTGTTGAGCATACACTCTTGCGTCTTTATCTTCCCGCCCGATATACTGATATATGACCGAGTCGAACTCCTTAACAATGTACCCGTACTTTGTATTATAAACACCGCATTCAGGAGCGAGAATCTGTTGCCACTCGACCATGCTGCGGTTCATTGCTTCCTGCTGATCGATAATCTGCGTTTGCCGGTCAACCGTTGTTGGAGTCGGAACAAATTTCGGTTTCTGTATAGACGAGGGCATCTCGTCTGCTCCGCCAGACTGCTGCCGGGCTTTCGCAGCATTGGCTTTCGCCATAAGAGCTCCGAATGCTGCGTCCAGGTCAGCATCTGTTATTTCGGCCGGCATCTCTCTGATTGTTTTCTGTAGAACTCTTTCCGCCACAGGTCAGTCCTCTCTTTCTACCAGTGCAATCATTTCATCATATGTTTCGGCAAAATAAAATTTATCTCCATCGAGCTTCCTGAACACCCGATAATAATCTTCAATTGCGTCCTTAATTGCGACCTCAGGTCGCAATGTCACAATATGTCGTAATGTAACAAGACAAGGTCTCGTGTCGTTCTTTACGACAAGATAATGCTTTTCCATCTTATAGCCCTCCCCTCAATAAGCCTTACTTATATTATACCACAAAAAAGTCGGTTTGTGAGCCGACTTTTTCAAATTTCCATCCCTTCTTCGGGAAAATTTTTTAATGTCACTACGGGAAAGGTGCCAGCATTACACTTCACGAGGTTGTGAGTGTCTTCAATGAGTTCGAGGGCTTCAAGACATTCGAGTGCCTCCGGGAATTCCGGTGTGTTCAAAGCCGTGCCACCACGAGGAAGGTGGCACGGATTCACTGTTACTTCAATACCGTCGAAGAGGATTTCCGGATTTCCGGTTCCTTCGTATTTATCAAGCGAGATTTTCATGCCTTGACATCAATTCTGATGATGTTGCCGCAGCGATATACTTTCACGCCGTAGCCCTCGAGCTTCTCGAACTTTCCGGATTCAATGATTTTAACGGCTCCGAGAATCCATTCTGCTGTAATCAGGTCCATTATTTTCCGCTCCTTTTTGCGTAAATATAATTCAATCTGTTGCCGACGACCTTGAACTGGTCGGAATATCCGACGAGTTGGCCAGCCGTCACCGTATGCCCCTGGGACTTCACATAGAAACCGATATGATTCTCTCCAGTGTTATCATCCTCGAACACGCCAAACCCGATCCGTCCGTAACGAACCATGTCACAGTCGAGGGTCCTGATACGGATAATATCATTGTTTCGGACCTGTACTCCGTCCTTATCAAACAGGCCGATTACGTCACAGGTATCAATCATTGTTTCCTCCTTCATACGGCTGCAGGAGCCATTCTACTGTTTTTGCGGTTGCTTCATCGACATCCTTGAACGTGCCGGCAGGAGACGTCAACACGAATTCATCGCGGCGCATACTCGCCGCAATCATCATGTTCGCGAGAACAGCGGGGTTGTGATAAAGGAAATCGATCAGCCTCATATCTTCTTTAATCGAAAGCTGGCCTTCGCAGATACCGCTTTCCTGGCAAGCTCTCACGTTACCGGTGCAATCATCGCACCACTTGTTTTTCAACATCTCATTCGCACTCACCGTTGTATACCTCCAATAACGCGAGCGGTCCCTTGACCTCTCCGTTTTTAATGTTCTGAATGTAGTTGTGATAGGTGTGGCTGACCACACATTTGGGCCACTTTTCCTCGCCCTCTTTACGAATCAGCGGGCCTCCCTTTTTGAACGTCGTCACCTCATTGACATGTCGGAATCCGAACAGCCTCGGCGGCATATGAGTGACGATATCGTTGTTCGAACGGATAGGGAAGAATTTCTCCCAGCGCTGAGCAAGCTCGGGTTTCATACGCCCGAAGAAAATACGCGGTGCTCCGAATCCGAAACCGATAATTGACTTCCTGATATCAGGGCGATGATACCAGCAATACTCATGAGCGAACGCGGCGATAGCCGCACCATGACTGTAGCCGATGCAAACAATTCTCTTGACATCCGGGTCGGCAATCCGAGCTTCAACTTCAGGTTCGATCGTCTTCCAAACACGATGAAACCCACGGTGGCACTTCCACTTCACGTCCATGTTCTTGTAGGGCTTTACAGTCCGGGCGAAGAAGTCAAGGTTCGACCACCAGTCGAGCGTCGAGTGCGTCCACTGGAACAGGAGGAACAGGGTGCCGCTTTTTTCATCGAACTGTGTCGCATAATCAGCATCGTTCTCAATGTGAGTGTATGTTGCATTCAAGCATTTGTTGAAGGCATCAACGAGGCCGTCTCTCATAAACATATTCATAGGTATCAGCTCCTTTCAAAGTGTGGCAATGTATTGCCAGTCAATTTTATCTGCGTTGAAGTGCGGTGCGATTTTTGATTTCACATCCTCAACTCTTGCTTTGAGCTTTTCGAGCTTTGCTGCGTAAGGTGTGACATTACCCGTGCCGCCGCGTTCCAGGTATGCCTGAATCAAATCGAGGGTATAATTCAGCATATCGCCGAAACGGGTCTGACAGTACTCAATAATCGGTTCGTTGAACTTATCCGGCTTTCCGACATTGAGAATGCAGGAACAGATTCCCATGCAGATATTCATCTGGTCAGAAAGCTCAGCATCCGACAGGCTTTTGATATTTGCTTCGAGGTTCTCAGAATCCCGAATAATGATATTATACTTTACTCCCATTATAAATTTCCTTTCAATTTTCTTGTGTAAGCTGCACAAGAATCACTTTCTTCCAGGGTAGACGGTCACATTCGAACGCGGCTGTGGTCGTGAGCTCATCAAGGTCCAAGTCCTCATATTCGCCGTCCCAAGTCATCTGTTTGATTCGATACTCAATGTAGGTGTTTTTGCCGAAAAATCTAACGCCTCTGGACTCGGTGCAATCGACCACTTTGGCGCTCGTTATAACGGCCGGAAAACTCGAGCCTTTATCCGGACTTGACACCAGATATTTGATTTCGTAATGTGGGAACTGCGCTATCAGTTCTTTTAACTCATCCATTAGGTGTCTCCTCGTAAAAACTATACTCGACCCACAGTTTGCCCGTTTTGTCGTTCTTTGCACATCCGGTGATCTTGCAATCACCGTCAATCAGCTTTCTCAAAAAGGTGGCAACAAGCACTTTCCCGAACGGCTGATTCTTTTCGGATTCGCGTTTCTTGATAAAATCAAGAAGTTCGTTCTGCAGTTCAATATCGATGTCAGTCAGCATTTTCTTTATCCTCCAACATTCTCACCCCGCAAGCACTGCAATAATTAGGTAGCATGATTTTACCGTGTTCATCAAAATAGGCATCATTTGTATAGTGCCCGCAATTTACGCACATGGCAGTGTCATTATAATGTTCCCAGTGAGAATACCTAACTTCCTGAACATTACAACTAAGCCAATCGCTACATTCTCCGGTGTCTTTATTGGTCGGCCGAAATTGATACGGGTCCAGCGTAGCAGTTCTTGTATGCATACAAGCACTGCAATGTATACAGTCTTTACAACTCATTCGGTTTTTTCCTCCGTTCAACTTCTTTCTCTGCATTTTCTTTCGTCAAGAAAACCTCTGTAGCGATTTCGTAAATGTAGCCGTACTCGTCAATAATACATGGTCTTCCGTTTTTAACACCCCAACCGCATATCGGCTCCGTTATTACTCGAGCCTCATCGCCATGTCCAATAGCAAAATATGCAGTTTTGTAGTCTTTACCGGGAAAATGAACCCACTCAGAGTTATCTGAAAAATGCTCGCATAATTCTGCTTCCTGACCAAATCCTCTACACCGATCGAGACACGCTTCGTAGTGCAGGCAATCCTTACAAGTCATTCTTCATCCTCCAATCCTTCTACACCATCCAGCTTCGCTCCACAATGGCAATAAGGTTGCTCTTCCACAACATGTTTTGGAAAATCTGTAAACATCCACCTTCCGCAGGCAGAACATTGGAATGCGTGCCCTCTCACATCGTAATAACCCTCGTAAATCCATTTTCCGTGTCGAATTTCTTCTACATCTGCTGTAGGTGCATTGTCAATAATACTCTTGATTAGGGGAACAGCATAGGCTTTTGTAAAATTTCCGGTGAACTCGGCTTTTAACAAATCAACGTTAACGTATCTCGGCATCATTCATCCTCCAAATCCATCAGCGCTCCACATTTTGAACAATATTCATCTTTCCTCATTGACATACGTCCACACTCTTTATGAATCCAGCCTTCGATTTTTCCATATCCGTCTCTGATTTCATCCCAGTGCCCGTGTTTCACTTCCCGTACATCGGCTGCAGGCATCGCATCGATATCATCTTTGAGCGCGTAAAACCCGGCAAGTTGTTCTGTGCGAATTGTTCCTGTGGCAAAATCAAGATGAGGATAACAGATTATCTTATAGTCGATTTCATCAACATTAATATATTTTGCCATCAGTCATCCTCCAAATCCATCTTTGCGCCACAATTGCTACAGTAATGCGGCAATACCGCATAATAACCAGACTCGCTATCACCATCAATACAGCGATCTTCGGTTAGTTGCCCGCAATTACTGCATATAGCATCTTCACCTCGCTGTATCCACTTTGCGTGTTTCACTTCCTGTACATCGGCGGCAGGAACATCCGCAAGGTCATCCATTGCCTCGCCATAGCCTTTGACGAAATCGTCATCGCTACCATTAGCTTCAGCAAGGTCGTTATACCAGGTACCGAGCTTGCGTACAGCAATATCAAAGTTAATGTACTTTGCCATCATTTGTCCTCCTATTCCACGCGTCATCAGCGTCTTTTTGTTTTTTGAAAAATCCGGTGCGCGGATGCACACTGCAAGGATTTGAAGACGGGCAATAAATATGAACCAAGTTTTGAACGGTTACATACCGCCTTGCTTTTCCTCCACAGAACGGACACGGCTTCAATTCATACATCAAATTCCCTCCGTTATATTATTTGCATAATCTTTCCACGGGTCTACACCGCGCTCTTGCAACATCCGGGCGAGAATATCGGTATAGTAATCCATATAATGCTCATACTCGCGCCGTTCTTGAATATCACTTTCTTCCCAACCAGCATCTTCCATGCGCTCAGCTTGTGAGCCGAGAACATCACGGTAAACAAGGTCAAAGTACTTGTTAATGAGGTCTTCATCGGAAAGAGCCTTGTTCTCTTTAACGATTCGGTTGACTTCCGATTTACGAAGTTTTCTCATTGTTTTGCCCCAGGTCGAAAGCACCGTTCATAAACATCTTCATGATATTGTGTCCCTTTCGAATTTCTTTTTCGGTCAATTCATCGCATCTCACAAAATCGCGTTTCGATTTAACGTAAAAATAAATATCTGTGTGGTTTTCCTTCTTGTTCCAACCATACTTATGGTCAAGCGCAACAATGGAATTTGTGAGAATAATGGCATCTTCGCCGAGATTTTCCTTATATAAATCGAGGGTTTTTATAGTGTCAGTATAACCCCATCTATCACTGAGCCTATAATAATTGGAGAAACTCGAAGGACAAGCCCACGAATTGATACTCCCATCATAAAACAGAATTTTCATTTGTCCTCCTATTCCATGCTTCAATAGCCATCTCATGGTTCCAGCATACTCCTGTGGACGCACAGCATCTATCGCAGGAAACCGTATATGCCCATTTTCTTCCCATTGAATCTTTCATGCCATCTATATCAAACTTCACGGTTCCGTAAAATCCGCAGAATGGGCAAGGTTTTAAGTCATTCATCATTTATCCTTTCACCATACAAATTCGGGATGTTCTTTCATGAACGGCTCGATCACCTCTTTGATAGCGCGCTTTGCGGCTTCTTGAGATGGAAAATATACTCCTGGATGCTGTCCCTCGTACTTGAGTTCTGTCGTAAACATCTTGTAAGCGTGTGAATAGTACACATGATAATGCCTGTTTTCGCAATCCCACGGTTGATCGTCTTCGCACTCATTGTCATACGCAAATTTCAACAACTTGCGGTAGAGCAGCTGATGCAGAGCTACTTGTTCGGCAAAAGCCTTATCGTTAAAATAGTTACTGACTTCATACAACAGCCTATCGGCATTATCGTTTACATCACGATACTCTGCGACATCACCGCTAACCCTGATATAATAGTATTTATCATCAACATCAGGGTTAACTCTTTCAAACGGATTCTTTTTGTTTTCGACCTCAATTCCAAGCGCCTTCACCTGATCTTCTGTCAGTTCAATGCGCTTGCCATTGATTACAGCATAATTGTTGTTCATTTCTTTTTACCTCCGATTTGATCTGCTATCATTGCAATAGCTGTTACTATAACAATCAGCAGGAATAGTGCATTCAGTGCTGTTGGAAACGTGGTCGAGCCAATAAGGAGAAAAATACCAGCAATGAGAAAAATTACGAATTTCATTTTTCTTTCAGAATCTCCTTTATACACTCTGCGCAATAAACAGGCGCGTCATCTTTTGGTTCCAGCCGATACACGAAGCAAGTCCAGCTCAGACCGAAGCGGCCATTCTGTTCGCAGCGTTGACACCAACAGTGACCGTCGCCAAGACAGCTGTAAACCGGTTTACCGTTAATCTCTATCTTTCGGTACATCATTGAGTTTCTCCTCCAGGGTTTTGATGCGCTTTTCGAGACGGTACTGGTCGAATACCGCTTCTGCGCATAAGGTTCCAAGGCAGACAGCTGACAGAACTCGCAACCAGTTCGGTGTCGAAGATTCAGTCAGCAGTGCTACGAAATACAGAGTCGCACAAATTAAATAAGTTTTCATGGTTTTATCACTCCTCTCGTTTACATATATATTATACCACATTCTCACTCATACTGTGAGCCGACGGAATTGAAAGAGGGCGCTCATCCGGCGCCCTCTTTGTTATGCTTTTCTCAGAGTAATGTAGGGCGGAGTCTTGGTGCACTCGATGATGATATTACCATAGCTCCACACCTGCTTGTCCTTTGTCGACGAAAACGGGTGATAAATAAACTTATCAACATCCACCTTCGTATAAAAGTTGCCGGTCTTTGTCATCTCACGGAACTGTCTGTACGCATCTGAACTGAAGCGGAGCTGCTTGTAAAAGCGCTCTTTTACTTCGGGGGTGATTTTTTGCATCAGCATGGTATTTTTCTCCTTTTATCTTTTGAATTCTTTTCCTGGAACAAAGGCGGAATCCTTTGCGTGGGCCTTCATAATTTTCTCGTGGCGACGAATCATGTTCATGTTCGGGAAGAGAGTAAGCACTCCCTTGTACGAATCCATGACGGGTCTGCCCGAGAGGTTGATGAACTCATCGACAGGCATATGGTCAATCTTCTCGCCGTTGTGCTGCAGGTACAGCCCCTTCATACCGGTCGACTCCGGGTCCTTCACAACCGTGACATTCGAGATACGGTTCCTGTTATTGTAGACGAACTCCCAGATAACAGGGAACCAATTGTAGTCGGTTGAGCTGATGCGGAAATACATCTCGCCGCCGTCGGTGTTATCGCTGTCGTACATGCCGCCGTACCGAGCTCGCAGAAACTCCTGATTCAACATATCGTTGACAAGGGCGTTAATGCTCTGCAGGTCATAGGTGGCACCGTCGTTCCCGAGATTCAGCTCCTTAATGAACTCCGGTGTCATCACCTTATACGGCAGGTGTTTCATCTGATAGAGGAGCATCGACTCGTACTCCTGAGGTGCCGCGTCGGGGTCAAGCTCGTGAGCATACGCCACAACGAGCTTATGAATCGCCGCCTTTGTCGCCGGCTCCTTCGTGTTATGATAGAGCCACTCTGCGGCATAGAGCGTCTCCTCCGGGTCATCAAGCGCACCGTAAAGGTGCACCGTCACGGGGATTGCTTTACCGTCACTCCGGATCATCCATGCATTTGCCATTTACGTAATTCCCTCTTTTCTTTACAAGTGTGATTAAATCTTTCAGCATCGGAATCTGTTCGACCATGAAATCGCAGAGCTTCCTGAAACGATTTTGGTCGAAGTCTTTCTGTCCGCGTTGATATTTCTCCGCAAGATTGAAGAAGCATTCAATCAGATAGCCGTCATCGTGTTCTTTGAAAAAGTACGGCTTATCCGGATTAACGGTGCCCTCGAAAAAGGCCTTATAATTTTCGGCCGACCGAATTGTGAAGCCTCGTCTCTGAATCTCTCTCAACACGGTGTCGGTATAGGTCCGAAGATATAGCTTCGGGTACGGGTACACGTAATTGATAAGAATGTGGCTCGGCTTGTTTTTGAAGATGGAATTCAGCTCCCGCCACTGAGCCGCAAGCTGCGAATTGGGCAAATACGGGATCAGATCAACGTGCCACAGTCTCATCGGAATACTCCTTTATCTTTTCTAAATTGAGTCGGCAGACCGGATATGCGCAGAAGCCGCTGAACTCGACTTTGCCAGTGTTTTCGATGAAACCTTTGCGCCAGAGCTTTAGGAAAAGCTCAGCAGCGATACTGCTGTTCAGGTCCACACAAATACAGTCTTCCGGTGCTCTCGGGTTATCCTTATCATCAAGGATATTAGACGATAACAGCTCGCTATCACCATCGGTCGATACGAGAAGCAGAGCATATCTTCCGCCGATTACATAATGATCCAAGGCAAACACATACTTCTTGCCCTTGTGCTTTATAAATTTTTTCATAAGTTTATTCTCCTCTCCAGTGTATTTATATTATATCACGTTCGTAGCTTTTCTTTGAGCCGACAGACCCGGTGTTCTTGCTCTCGCGAAGCAGAGCCCCGGGTATTGTTCATTCCTCCGTCACAGCTGTCATAGCATACACATACTTGGTCTTGTTCATACCCCATATCTGCAACGCCCGCTTGGAAATGTCACAGCCGCCGGGTATCAACTTCCGCACATCACCGAGATTCATCGGGCGGTCTGTCCTGATGAACATCAGAACTTTCCGCCGCACGTCATACGCAATGAAGTATTGATTCATGCGTCAATCCAGACTTTCTTCTTCCCGAAGTCTCCGGCATCCATTGCCCAGTCGAGCACGCTGTAGCCCTTGGCATCGACCGCGTGGAACTCCATGTAATCGGGAATGATAACAGAAATTTCGGAAGCTTTTCCGTGCATCATCCGCACCCACTCCGTAATGTCCTTCATGAACTCGCTAAGCTCCGCGATCACCTGCTCAAAGCGAAAGACCTTTCGTTCAACAGGAGCCGCGACACTGAGCGTGGTGCGAGTGACCTGGTAGACGAACTCAACAGGCTCAGGCTCACCGTCTGTACCAGGCTGCTTCGACAGGCGCAGCTCTTCCACCACATCATTCAGCGAACGGTTGTCTGTGGTCTCATACAGGTCCGCGAACCATTTCTTCCACTCGTCGAACGTGCGGAGCTCGCCTCCGCCGCCTTTGACATTGACATCGCAGCAGTCGCTGTATTTGAACGGACAGTTCTCGCAGCCGAGGCCCGAGCACAGGAAGTCGGACTTGCCGTGCGTGATAGCCTTTGCGAGAGTGTTGTTGTAGGCTCTTAACAGTTCAGGTGTAATTTTCATCTTCTATACCAATCCCTTTCTTGTTTTGCTAAAGCGTATTTGACTTCATCGACAACATCAAGAATGGTGCGTTCATCGCAGTCTGCATGCTCGGATAATCTGTACCACCATCTTTGCCAGTCATCGAAAAACATTCGCATAGAATCCTCTGTACAAGTCCCTTTTAACGGGCAGACATTACAGTCGAGGTCCATACATTGGAATCTTGTTTTGCCGTCATCTGATAAAGCCGCTGCAATAAGCGTCAGATTATAGCATTCACGAAGTTCCTCTGTTATCATTTTTTTCTCACCTCGTCAATTCGTTACATTCATATTATACCGCAAAACAGGCTCATACTCGAGCCGACGGAATTTATACCTGCGCCTCGTTCAGAGCTTTGTTGAACATGTCCTCGGAGTACTCCACACCGTCGCGGAGTGTCTGCCACATCCCTGTATCGAGCCAGTTGCTCGACTTAAACACATGGTAGAAGACGGTGTCCTTCGACCCGTTGCGGTGCACTCGCTTCAGCCCCTGTGCCCAATGCTTGTAACACGGGAGCGACACGATGACGCACTGGTTATACTCCTGCCAATTCATTCCTGTGGAGCCTGAGGCGAAGTTAGTCAGGATGACGTTCTTCTTGTCGGTCAGTCGTGCCTCGGGAGTCTCGCCCGCGTAGCGGGTATAATTGTCCAGCGACTTAATATCACCGTTATACACATCGATATTGTATCCGAGTGCGAGTATCCGTTCAAACAGCTCCGTGAACTCCGGCACGTAATTATAGAAGACCACATAGTTGTCCTCACGGTTCCTCAACAGGTCGACCACCATATCAATCCGCGTCTCGTCGTACCAGGTGGCTGTCTCAGCGTTGCCCTGGAAGCCGATGCTCATCTGACGGGCGCGCATCCAGAAGGAGCCTGCCGTATCACAGAGATAGTTGCTCTCAGGGTAGTCGATGTTGCGGTACCAGGGATTCTGCACCGAGATGTTTTGCCGCATCGCATCGGCGATTGTCATCTCACCAACAAGATGCCCGTGCTCACTCTCCCACACTGTTATCAGGCGCTTGATATAACCTTCGTCAACAGTACCGAGGCCGAGCTCCGCCCGGACGGCATTGATGTTCAGGAGCGTTTTGAACGGCAGCGTTTTCTTCGTCAGCACAGTGAACCACGGCGAGGGCTGATGCACATGCTCCGTAAAGACCTGCTCGGGGAGCTTCAACACATCGTCGCTCTTGAGCGTGATGGCGTAACGGTGAATGAGTCCGTATAGCTTGTCGACGTTCTTATATCCGACAATCGGCTGCTGCCATCCGAGGAGCCCACGAATGTTTCCGAGAACACAGAACCAGTCTTTGAACTGTGTCTTGGTTATTGGGCAGCCGAGGAACTTGAGCTGATTCCACACATCGATGAAGCCCCTTGTAAAAGGAGTGCCGGTCAGGAGGTAAGTGCGGAGCACCGAGCTGTGGCACATCAGCTCTCGCTTGATGCTCATGAGTGCGGTCGCCTGAGTCGAGGTCGGGTCCTTAATATAATGGGACTCGTCGAGCAAAAGTGTCACGGGCTGGTGCCTACAGGACTGAATAAATGACAGCACCTCGGGTTTGAGCACCACTCTCGAGCCCTGAGCACCTCGTATGAAGAGGCTCTCGTAATTCATAATACACACTGTTTTCTCATACTCGGGAAACGAATCGAACGGTTTCGGGAGCTTTGAGCTCCCGGTTTTTGTTCGCGCAGAATTCGCGGAAGGCGGCAAATCTTCGGTCGATATGCACAGATTAACAGTTGTCTCGACCCCGTTCTTACGGAGTGACGAGCTGCTGCGGGAGGAGTTATCCTCCGTGTCAATTACGCCATCTGCGTTTTTAACAGTTGCCACCGTTGTGTTATTAACACTTGGGGAGTCTTGGTCGGGAGAGTCGGAGGTGTCCCTCTTGTCTGGCGCAGCAGACACAGAGGTCCGGATGTCGGCGGCAGTGACGGGATGTTTGTCACCCTTGGATCGCACCACCCACTCGGGCCCGAGCTTTGTCGCCCACTGTTGCCAGGAGCCTGGAGTGTTGACAGACTCGGTAGCTTTGCAGTTGGGCGTCACAATCAACACTTTGGTGGACTGGTTCTGCTCCGCGAGCGCGAGAGCCTGCACGGTCTTACCGAGTCCACAGTCGAGCCACAGTCCGAAGCTGAGCTTCTTCGCGAGTGTGTCGACGATTTGTTTTTGCCAGTCATAAAGCAGGTTATATATCATGAAAGCTATCCTTTCTCTTGTTTTGCGGGTATCTTAAACAGATGATTTGTTTAAGTCTTTGTGTGCATCCCGTAGGTCGCGTATTTTTGCACCTTTGCCAACATCTTGAAGAAGGTGTCCTCATCCATGGTCTCGCGGGTGAGGTTATCCGACTCCTTATAACAGTTGTATTGCGGGACAGACTCAGAGGAGTCTGGACCGGTGGAGTCTGCTCCTGGAATGTCGTTGATGGTGAGTTGGAGCGGGTCTTGCCCGGAGTCTGGCGCAGCAGACGCTCGGGGAGTTTTGGCGGCGGCACGCTTGGTTGGGTGATGCTGATAGGGACGTTTAACAATCAGCCAGTCATGCTGAGCGGTCGGCAGCACGTACCGCTCGGCGGCATAGTCGAGCACTGCCTCGTTCCACGACTTGTTTAACATGGCCTCTTTAGCTTTGGCGAGCGGTACCGAGTAACCGGCGAAGCCACATCTTTTACACACGATGCGGAACTTGAGCTCGTAGTCGTCATATGCCTCGGGCGAGTCTGGGTCAGTCATCTGTGTCGCGAAGACCGAGCGCAGGCCTTTCACACGGCATCTGGGACAAGGAAGGCGTTTCGGAGTTTTCATAACAGTTCGTTATCCTTTCTTTTTTCTCTATTATATTATATCGCGCGCGAGCAAAGCGAGCGAGCCGACGGATTGGAGGTCCGAGAGCTCGCTCTGGATGTTATAGGGATAGAGGGAAGGGTGTAGAGGGTTTGAAGAGGGTGTTGCTGCGGCGGAGCGCAGCCCTGGGCGGTGAGATAAGTGGGCGTCACCATATAACGCGAAAGTCTGAGTGCTCTTCCATGAAAGGCTCCACCACCTCTTCGATGGCTTTGTTCGCGGCAGCCTCACTCTTAAAGTAGACGACGCAAGGGCTCTTGCAGTTCCAGGTGTAACTTGTCATGAAGCGACCCGAAGCATACTGTGCGATATAGACATGTCCCGTATCGTCGTCCCATGGCTTATCATCCACGCAGTCGTTCAAGTAGGCGTACTGCAGCAGCTTCCTGTAGAGCAGCATGCTGAGCGCCACTTGTTTTGCGAAGGCTTTGTCGTTCCAGTAATTGGCGCACCCGTATAAAGTGTCGTCGACGGAGCCAAGGGAGTCAACCCCGGCATCTGTCACGCCAGTGGGACTCGCCGCGTAATATCGCTGTCCGCCTTTTCTTTCAGCGGGATTGAATCTCTTGGGTGCCTTAACAGGACGGTCATCGGCGCACAGCTGCGCCGCCTGTTCAGGAGTCAATTCAATCTTCTTTCCGTTAATCATAAGGTAATTTTCCATAACAGTCCATCTCCTTTGAATTTTTTAACAGTTGGTCTCTTTAACAGTTCATATCTCGTTCATATTTTGCTGTGCAGTCTGCACGATATGCAAGTTGCACGAGAGACTGGTGAAGTGGGTCTGCTGTGGCAACGCACAGCCTCGGGCGAGCGGCAAGGGGTCTCAGCCCTTGCGCCACTCTTTCCCGAGTGCCGGGCTCTCGTACGAGCCGGCGAGCATGTCCTCAACAGCACGGTTCCACTCTGTTTTGGCGGCACCGGGTGACGACGCAAGATAGCCTCTGAAGCAGCATGTGCCGCACACTCTGACATAGCGCGGCGGGTTCTCGACAGAGTGCCACTGTCTCGTGTAGGCATGTCCGCATTTCGGGCAGGCGGCCAGTCGACGGCTCTTGGGTATCACGACACGTCCGTTCGAAAGCCGGCGGACCAATTCTGTCGCTTCCTCGAGCGACACGTTTTCAACAAGCCAAGCAAATCTTTCTTCAGTCATATAACATGTCTCCTTTGTGTTAGGGTATTGGGGTTTGGTCGGAGGTTGGAGTCGGAGGTTGAGGTCAGAGTGGGTCGGAGTCTGGCGAAGCAGACGTTCGACGGCGAGCGGCGGGCGATGGACGTCACTTAACAGCAGACTTGCACTTGTACCAGTCCTTGAAGACAGGCGGCTGGTACTTGTAGTCGATGAAGTCGAGCACTGCCTCGTTCCATGCAGCGACGATGCGTCCGCCGTTTTTCGAGTCGGTCGGACTGATGTATCCCGTGAAGCCGCACTTGCAATATTTGACGTAGCCATCAGGTGCCGTCGTCCGGGCTTTGTGAAGGTGCTTCAATCCGCAGGCGGGACACGGCAATACTTCGGCGGGCTTAATAGTCGGGTTCTCTCTCAGCCGATCTTTGAGCTCCAGCACCGATGCTGCAGCAATCAGCTCTTCTCGTGCGGGCGTGTTCACGCCGTAGCGAGCTTCAAGCGCCTTTACAATATCATGTACACGATAAACATCCATCTTGTTTAACACCTCTTTCTTTGAGTTTTTGATTTGTTCGTTTGATGGGTTCTTTTAACAGTTAGATGAAACGAGGAGGTCGAGAAGGTCGAGAGGTCTTAGGTCGACGAAGTCGGTGCCTCAGTTGGCCGGAGACCATTGAGAGGTTTGGTGAGCGGCGAGCGGTGAGCAGTACTCAACATACAGTAATATTATAACACGGAAATTATCTAACAGTGAGCCGACGGAATAGGGTGTTACGAGCCTGATAACCTCTAAACAGTTATGTGTTCGGAAGTGCTTGGGAGTATTTTAAGGCGGGCTTTTTCGAGCAGTTGTGGGTTTATGAGTTCACAGAATCGTAGTCGAAAAATGGCCTCCTAACAAGCGAGCAATGATTAGGGAGCATAATAAGATTAAAGGAATTAGGCTTTTTTGCCTAATTTTTAAGGCGCAAATTAGGCAAAAAAATTTTTGGCAAAATTTAGCAAAACTAACTTTTTGAGATAATTAGGGAAGAGGCCTTTTCAAAAATGCCTAATAAGTGAATTTGGGATAGGGCGAAACTAATAATTGTGAAACAGTTAGATTGACCATAAAGCCCCGGGCCCCCTCAAAACACTCTCCAATTGAGGGGGCCCTCCTCAGTTGGCCGCAGGCCATTTTGAGGATATTTGGTGCTTGAGCCGGTAGGCGGGGTGAGCGGCGAGTTGAGGGTACCATTTGAGGGGGCCCGCTATAACGCGTAGTGTAAAGGGGAAGAAATATTATTTTTAATTAGATAAATTAAAATTATATATAAAAGAGAAAAATATTGTAATGATAGAAAGCGATGTTGTTTTTTATAAAGTGGCTTTTTTTGATAAAAGCGCACCTTTTACAATGCGTTCACAATTGGGGGTCCCCCGGGGGCCCGGGGGCGTATGCACACATGCACACCCACCCGAGCACACACATGCACATGCGAGAAAAAAAATTCCCGGCGGTTGACCCGCCAGGAAGTTTCTTGTTATTCGAATTGTTCGGCGAACCATCGTTCGAAGTCGTCCGGTGAGTGGCCTCTCCAGTAGAGGGAGCCGGCCGCCCGGAGCCTGTCCTCGTGTTTGAGCTGAAGCGAGGAGGCGGTGCCGCCGGGTGCTTTGAACTCGACTTCAACATGGCGGCCTCTGTACACGAACCAGATGTCGGGAGCGCCTGCCCGGTACGAGAAGCCGCCGGCCTGCCGACGTTCGAGGTAGAGTCCGTCGTGAGCGAGGAGGAACTTACAGATCGCGTTTTTGACTTTTGTTTCCGGGGTCATAAAATTTCACCGCCTTTACTATATTTCCGGCCAAACACATTGTATAATAAACTCAGGGTCCGAGCGGGCCGACGGAACAGTTTTCTACCGCACCTCTCCTCGGCGGGCTTTTATGTTTCGCCGGCAACGGATGACCGCCCGGACCTCGATTTCCGTTAACAGGAGGAACAAGAGATATGCCGAATATGGACAAACAGTATCAGCTGATACTCGGGACTTTTATCGACAACAAGTTCGTGTGGCACGACGTTGACTCGTTCGACGACATCGAGGTCGCCTACAGGGAGTTCAAGAAATACGTCAACAGTCAGTTGAAGTATTCCGACGAGGAGCTTCTGAAAGTCTGGAACACCGGCCGCCTGGATGTCGAGCTTCGTCGCGGAAACAAGCTGTTGAACTGGGTCGGGATTTATGCCCGCGAGGTGGCACAGGAAGCGAAGGAGGACGAGGACGAAGAAGCAGACGTCAAGGACGGGCGCGTGCGTGATGCACTGCCCGAAGGCCGACTCTTCAAGGATGAGGACGGCAGGCTTATCACCGAAAAACAGTTACAGGAAGAGTTCGAGCAGCTTAAGGCTGATCAAGGTGCCGAGTACGATTACTCATTCGAAGAGTACGTGCGACATGTGACCGGGCGACACGGAACGCTGACACAAATCAGAGACGCAAAGGAGGATTCAAAAATGGGTTACGAGGAAATGCAAGCGAGAAAACGTGAAAAGTTTTTTAAGGCAATCGGCAAGAAGGATGATGGACGGATGGATCTGATTTTAACGCGACCGGAATTCATTGCGTTCAAAAAAGCGTATAAGATGACTGACAAGCCGATTCCTCTCGGCGATACAGTCGTAGAAATCTTTTATGAAGCAACACCGTATGCCGATATCAGCTATTACTACGATTTCGATGATGGGCGAATTTACATGTACCGGTATGGCGTTAGCGATTAAGCAATTCAATTCACGAGCGGGCTTTGAGGCCCGCTCTCATTTTTTTGCTCATTTTTCCCAACACCAGTGCTGGATTTTGGAGGCAAGTGGGGGTCGGGCCATATACGAAGTAGGGCCCCGGGGGCGGTCAGTCTTTTTCTACGAGCTGGCTCGAGGTTTTGGAAGCACTTTTCAAAGACTCAATATGACGGGCTCTTTGCTCGGGAGTGAGTGTCTGCTTGGCAGTCCGGAATGTGATTAAGGATTTAGGAGCCTTGAACACTGCTGCAACGATACTGAACGGGTCGGTGTTGTCGGCGGCAGTATCGACATGAGTGAGCTCCCAGTCGCCGGCGAGCACTTTTTTCCGGAGGTCGCGGAAGGTGACCGGGTCCGTTGTCTCGACGCTGAGCTGTGGGTCGGTCTTGAGCACGAGGACGTGTGTCTCCTGCTCTTCCATTGTCAGTCCGCACATAACAAGCTCGGACAAGTGCTGTTTGTAGAAATCGAGTGATTGTTTCATGGTGAGGTATCTCCTTTTGTTTCAGAATCAATTTTCGGGTCCATAAAGCCTTATGCAGCAAGGCTCTGGAGAATTTGGAGGGGCAGGCCCTTATACGAAGTAGGGCTGGGGGCACTTGTGCCACGGATTGCGAGTTATCTTGGGGTTTTGGGCAGTACTTCAACAGTGATAGACCTAACAGTCTGAAGGCCGATTGAGTTGGGGTCCAACTCAACGGCAAGAACACTGACGGGAAGCTGCTTCAGCCGGGCGAGTGTCTTAGGGTCGCTCGTACAGACGACGCTCCCATGCGTGCGCGTACGAGGGACAGGGTTGACGATCTCAACCCTGTCGAAATGTTTATCGTACCACTTAAAGGGACTTGTCATAGGCGTCACCAGTTGGGCTTGATCTTGGTCACGTTGTCGTCGCTGTCGAGCATAACAGTGTAGGAGTAGGGCTTTGACGACGGGTCCCAGAGCGAGTGGTAATTCGGGATATGGACGGCTCTCTCAGGGAGCTTGCCTCCCATGTTGGATGATTCACGGATGGCGTCTTTGATGGCATCCTTCAGTTCACGGTCATTCATTTTGTTTCCTCCTTTGTAATCTTTTTGAGCAGCCTGTTACGGCGTTGCATCTGTTCGTTGGTGCGCTTGCAGAAGTCCTTCCTGTACTCGGGGTCCAGGCGCAGCCGGTCGGCACGTTCCTTGGCACTCTTTATTACTGATCGGCGGTACCTTTCGTTGAGCCAGTAACAGACACAGGCATAGGATATCCGGTACCGGTCACAGAGCTCGGCATAGGTCGCACCGCTCTCCCGGAGCTGCCGCAACTCTTCGACCTGTTGAGGGGTCAGGGTCATCCGACGGTCCTCCCCATAGTCCCGGAGCTTGACTCCGACGAAGCCTTTACGGTAGCGGTAAACAGTGGCATCGGTGACCTTGAGGAGGTGGGCGGTCTCTCTTACCGAGAGGCCTTCGGCCTCGCATCGGCGGACCGCCTCGTACATCTCGTCAATTTCTTTTTGTGTTCGATACATGCTGATAATATCTCCTTTCTTATTGAGGGGGTCCCGGGGTTATTGATATTTTGAGGGTTGTGAAACAGGTGCGCTTTTGAGGGGGGCCCGGGCCTATTGCAGTTTTGAGGGGGCGGGGAGCAGTCGGAATCCGAATGGCCGAAATACCCCCCGGGGGTATATCGAATAATCATTCGCTGTCATGAGAGTATATTGTTCGAGTTCTGAACAATATGTCATGAGGCATGAACGAATAATTATTCGCTCCTGGAATATACCCCCCGGGGGTATTTTTACCGACGCCCCGGAGGGGGCCATATCGTTTTTGATATGACCCATCGGCGCTTGTCATGCCTATGAGGGTCAGGCCAGGAGCTTTTCGACCTGACCCAACACGACGTCCGTGAAGACTCCCGCGTAGTTATCCGACACGATGACCGACTTGGCCTGAGGAGCGTAGACATCAATGAACTGCTCGTTGCTGCCGTCCGTTACGATAACACAGTTCGGATGATTGAACGCCTTGTACACGGTATTGTCTTTCGTGCCTCTCATCAATCCGTCGAACACCACGATGTTCACGTTGGTTGCGTTCGGAGTCTGGAGCGAGTCGTACTTGTCCTTGGTGTCTGCACTCAGGAAGGAACAGTTTGCGCATTTAACGTACGGGTCATCAGGCATGGTCAACTGCGTGCCGTCACCGCAATGTGCAACCCGCACAGAGAAATCATGGTTGTCTGACTCAATTTTCTTGAGAGCACAGATGAGTGCGTTGACCGCTGCCTGAGACGAACAGAACGAACCGGAGCTGTCCACGAAGAGATTGAACCGCACCTTGTTGAAGCGCTTGGCAGCCGAGCCTTGGTTCTTCTTAGCGAACCACTTGTAGTCGCGGTTGGCCACAGCTCTCGGATCAATCCGCCCGGCGTAACCGTGCGAACCGCCCGACAGGTTCTTCTGTCTGTTGAGTGCGGTCATGAGAATCTTGTTGACTTTAGCTTCAATAGCTGCTGCCTCACGGTTGGTCGACCGTTTTTTGAACATGTCTTTGATTTTGATCTTGTTTGCTTCACCATCAAAGTCTTCTTTGAACGGCTCGCTCTCTTTTGCAATCTGAGTGATCTCAGCATCTGTCAAGGGCTGCGGCTCATCCTGTGCAGGTTGCTCAGGAGCTTTTTGATTTGTCTCGTTATCGGATTGCTGCGACTTGGATTGGTTATTGTCCTGTGCAGATTGCTCAGGAGATTTGTTCTGTGCAGATTGCTTAGGCATTGTCTGCATGACCAGGTGCATGAACCACACAAGGCTGCAGACGTAGTTGCCGCACACATAGGTCTCGCTGTCATTGTTTATCACACGGTTCGCCTTGATGAGCTGCTGGACTTTCTCAGCCAGGGTCTGGTCACCGTATCTGTACCGGACAATCGCGAAGAAGCGTCCCATCGGGTCATGGTCGCAGAAGTCTTTCGGGTCGCCGTTTAACAGGACCACAAGGCGTCTGAAGTCAACGTTCATGTAGTAGCTGCTGAGGATGGTCTCAATCCGTTCATCTTCGAAGATGTTCACGATGTCGCGCAGGTGGCTCATGATATAGGCCAGGTTTTCGGGCGGGATTGCAAACTGGTTCTTTATCTGCTTGGCATTTTTACGGGTGCTGGCCGGAAGTGTTGCAGCAAACTTTTTGATGATACCGTCGCGAAAGCTCGGTTTGCCCAGGTAATGCATCAATTTGGCCGGAGTCATGATAGCGTGGCTGATCTCGTGGTAGAAGAGCGAACGGATGACGGTCTCGCGGTCATAGCTGTCAGGAGCGTTCTTGCAGGCATCCGCAATGTTCGAGAAGCTAACGGTAATGCGCTCGCAGTCAAGCTCAATGTAGGTCGCGTCACCTTTCGGGTCGAGTCTTGTCGCAACAGGATGACCGAGGTAGTAGCCGACGGGTAAGGTCTTCAGGACGTCTTCACAATAGCCAAGTGATACATTCATGGTTCACACCCTCTCTTTCGTACATATATATTATATCACACATATATAATCTAAGTGAGCCGACGGTTTGGCTGCACCGGTCGAAGACGGAGGAGCTATAGCACAACAGAGCGGAATTCAGAAGCCGACGAATTTTAACATTCCGTGAATTTCTCAAAAAGGGGGTTCAAAAATTTGAACAGACGTGGTATAATATATATGAAGGAAATGATTTAACAGAAAGGAGAAGAGTATGGCAGATACAAATCATGAAGCCGAAAAAATCCTCCGGGATTACGTGCTGAGCTTCAACAAGAAGTCTGACTTCCGGGATTTTGAAGACGGGCTTCACAACGGGATTGATTCGGTCACCAAGCTCGCTGCCGAGTCAGTGGCCGTTAATGACGCCTACGGCAACTCTCTGGCAGCTGTCGGCACTGATGACAAGGTCAAGAGCTTCAGCTCCTACGGCTTTGATAACAGCACCCTCAACTGGCCGTTGTGGCTGGCACTCTATAATGACTCATGGGTGTTCCGCCGGGCGATTGATAAGCCCGCTCAGGATGAGGTCAACTGTGGCTTCATGTTACACGGCGATGGTGACTACTCGAGGATTTACAAAGCCTATGAGCGGTATAAGTTCGACATGATCCAGTTGCTCCAGTGGGGAGCTCTGTTCGGCGGTTCCATCGGCGTTATGATGTTCGACGGTATTCCCGACGAGAAGATGAAGGACCCGATCAACAGGAAGCTCATTCAACGGAGGAAGATGAGAATCTACGTCACCGACCGTTGGTACGGTGTCCAGGGTTCCGATGAGCTCGTCACCAACATGAGGGATATGGATTTCGGCAAGCCGAAATATTACACCGTGTGTTTTGCCGACGGGCGGCAGTACACGGTCCATCACTCGTACGTGCTCCGGTATGAACACCGGACGGCGCCGAAGCTCATCAAGTGCGGACAGCTCCAAGGTTGGGGTTACGCGGAAGGCTCTCACATTCTGAACGAGCTTTCGCGCGACGACCAGCTCAAATCGAGCATCACGAGCTTGATTAACAAGTCACTCATCGAGGTCGTGAAGATGGCCGGAATGCGCGGTGTGTTTATGGGAGCGGATAAAGGAAATGAGGAACAACTAACAAAGCGCCTCGAAATGGTGAACTGGGCGCGAACATATAACTCGCTCACCTTCCTCGATAAGGATGACGAGTACATTATGAACCAGCTCTCCAACATCTCCGGCTTATCACAATTGCTCGAGACCAACATGTGGCTTGTTGCCGCGTCGCTCGAAATGCAGGGCGTGTTGTTCGGCGATCTGAAAGGCGGACTCTCCCAGGAGTCCGACGCATATCATCGTTATTGCATCACCATCCGGAACAGGTGCGACAGCTATTTCCGCCCGGTGCTCCAGAAGCTGCTCACGGTCCTGTTTATTATGTTCGGTGTTAACGAGACACCGGACTTCGAATTCAGGCCGCTTGACCAGGCGGAGGAGAACGATAAGAAGATTGCTTCCATCCAGAATTACGCCAACATGTTGGAGACGCTCATCGGTCAGGGTGTTATCAGTAAGTACCAGAGCGCAGTGTCGCTCCGGGCGTTCCTGAACGATAATGTCATCAACATCGACTTCTCCGAGCTTCAGCTCAACAAGTTGCAGTATGAGGAAGAGGCTGAGATTCTCGCGGCGTATAAGACTGCCGGCAAATCGGCACCGAGCGAGATTCTCGGAGAACAGTTTCCGCAAGAACAGAATCCGTTTGCCGGACGTTACACGCCTGCGACCGGTATGGAGTTCCGGGAAGAGCCGGAGTCGGGAGCTACGCCTTCGGCCGTAGCGGCGACAGAGCCTGATTATGAGACCGGCGAAGGGGAATGAGCTGTGGCGACAAGGCCGACAGTTCGTACAGTTCTATGACCGCGACGAGCTTCCTCTGTGTTCGTTTGATTCCCCCTGGGAAATCATCGATTACAAAGGCTGGGTCCGTAACAAGGCAAATTACGACATCGTGTATAACGAGTTGATTAAGGCGCTCAGGAGCGCCGACCATGTCACTCGTATGCTCGGTCATTGGATGACCGTATATTTAATAGATGAAGAGGAGATTGAACCATGAAACAGTTTGTAAGAATCCAAAGCGACATGAACATCGAGGTCACAGAGGGACTTCAGAGCATCGACATGACCAACCGTGACGCTCACGTGGCGGATCGCCTTCGCGTTGCTTCGGCGTGGGTGCAGAGCCGTGTGATGATCCGTAAAGGCACCGGCACTTATCCTGCGTGCATTCAGCATTGGAGCAGCGTCAAGTCGCTCGCCAAGAACAAGGTGCTGACAATCGGCGAGGAGACAGACGACGGCGACGAGGCTGCCGTGGAAGCGCTCAAGAGGATTGAGAACGCGCACAGGGACTATCAGATGCGCAGCGAGGCTGCCAAGACCGACTCCATCGTCGGCACAAAGCCTCGGTCGCGTAAAGCACCCGCCGCAACAGAGGTCGGCGACATCATCGAGCAATGAGAGAGCTGACGGTCAAATCCCTTCCCGGAATCACTTTCCGGGAAGGTCAGGTGTCACCCGTGGACCTGCTCGCTATCGCGACGCAGGTGGACCCGGATGATTATAAGAAAAACAAGACGCTCATCAGCTTCGCGCTCGAACACCTGGAGTGCGAGGTCGAAGGGAAGTGGCTGCCTGTTAAAGTGAGCGGCCGCGAGGTCTATATGCCGTTCGGCATCGAGCGGAACTTCCAGGCACTCAACGAGCTTGTGCAGTGGTACCTGGAGAACGTCGTGTTCGAGGTTTTTACAGGCTCCGCAGAATCGACCAGCGAAACCTGATTCCTGCGGATTCCGAGGTCCGGCTCAACTCGCCGGACGTCCACCATGTTATATATGTGCTCGTCACAAACAGGCTCGCCACGTATTACGAGCTTGCGCACAAATACGATATCTGGGAGGTCATCGCTCTTTATGATATCTGTATGACGAGTCTCCATAACAAACAGGTGATGTTAGAAAATAAAAAATGAGGAGATACGGAGGAGACATCGATACCGGTGCTTTCTCCGTATTCCCATAGAAAGGAGTGATATGTTTGGCAAACCAAGTCAATAAGAAGATAAAGGTCACTGTAGAAGTGGACGGGCAAAAGAAGCTCGTCGAGCTCCAGGCGGCGATAAAGCTCGCCGAGGCTGAACTGCTTCGCCAGTCAGCTATCGCGGAGAAATACAACGGCATTGTGAAACAGAACGCCGAGGTGCGTGTGAAGCAGCAGAAGGAATATCTTGCCGGGCTGAAGGAACAGCTGAAGACGCAAGAACAGCTCGACCGGTTCGAAGCAGAGCTCGCTCGTAAAAAAGCAGCCCGCGAGCAGGCTGTTGAGCTGCGCGCGAAGCGCGCGTCCATTAGTCAACGGAGAAGTGCCGAGGACTTCTGGATGCAGCCCTCGCTCAAGAAGGCCTGGTCACAGTGGATAAGCCCGGCGGCAAAGCTCAGAGGCGAGCTTGCTCGCCAGCGTGATATCGAGGACGAGATGACGACCTTGTCTGTTAAAGGTGAGACGGAAGCCGTCAGGGCTGATGCCGCAGCAAAAGCTGCGTCAGCAGCTAAAGCTGGCAAAGCAACCGCCGGCAAGCTCGCCGCTGTCATGGCGGCCAATGCTGTGCTCAAGGGTGTCATGACGGTCGTTAAAACAATCGGGAGCGTCTTCACACAGGTGCTGGGACAGTCGGTCAGTATCCGCGGCATCTTCTCGGATATCCTGAAGGAGACCGCTGATACGGCCAACCTGTACAAAGGCATGGCGACCTATAGCTCTGGCTCTCTCGTGGTCAACCGCGCTGCGCGCGAGACGATGCTCAAATACGGCATGACCGGAGGTCAGGCATGGGCCTTCGGGCAGGCGAGCACGATGTTCGGCGTTAGCTCGGACGAGGACCTGTTATACATGACCGGGACGCAACGTGCGGCCTTCGGCCAATATATGCAGAAGCAGCAGGAGTGGTACAACAAGCTTGAACAGAGCGGCGTGCTGCAGAACATTCAATCGATGCAGCTTGACCTCAAGCTCTTCAAACAGGAGATGAGCATGGAGTTCCTGCAATGGATCGGCGAGAACAAGGACGTCATCATGTCGGTGGCAAAGGGTACGCTCACTTTGTTGAAGGGGCTGACACAGCTCCTCGGCAAAATCTTCACACTTTTCGGGATTGACTATTCTGACAGTACGTACGGGTGGAACTCAAGCGCCATGTCGGACGCGTCGAACAGCACCGTCAATAACATGAGCAGGAGCGTGAGCATCAAGATGAGCAACAATGTGAACGGACTCTTCAATCAACCTGAGATGGAGCAGTTCCTGAACGAACGACTCGAGACAGCCGTGCGGAGCGCCGCGACGGCGCTCAACTGAAAGGAGGGCTGACAATATGGAGTACCGCACAGTGATAGGTGCAAAGCTCAACGGACGACTGTGTTATTTCGACCTCGACACATGTACCGAGAAGTCGCTGTCAAGCTCGGCGACCGTGCCTCAGTACCCGGTCGAGAACGGAGTGACGGTGGCGGACCACATGTACCGCAACGCTCGGACGCTGAACCTTGCCGGCAGCTTTTCGCTGGCCGGCAGGAACAGCTACGAGAACTCCAACCTTTACACGAAGGACAATATCATCGGGAACCTTGCGGGCGGCGAGAAGCCGTGGGAGCAGTGGTTCGAAGAGGACGCCGGCGAGCTAAAGGATTTGAACGGCGTCAACAGGCTCGAGGCCGTGCAGAAGGTGTTCGAGTACATTCAGGCGAAGGGTATTCTCTGCACTGTTATGATGTGTTCGAGAACAGATACCGAGAACACCCGTTTTAAGGTGCGCGACAACATGGCCCTGACGGGCATTAACTGGCGCGAGCAATACAACAGCATGAGCTACACCTTCACCTTTACCGAGGTCATAACCGTTACTAAATTCGGGGACTTCGAAACCTTTAACTACGAGGAGCTTTACCCCCAGACGACACTGCCGGCGACCAAGTCGCTCGGCGAGATCGTCAGCGAGTCCGGCTCGCTCTACAAGATGGTGATAGAGGCACTCATCGACTACGGATACATTGCTCTTGCCGACGGCAAGGCCTATGTGTTGAAGGGGGTCAAGGACAACGCCTTCTGGGAAATCTTCTCGGAGATTATCCCGGCGTGGGTCGGCATCGGTGCGGCGGCTATCGGAGGCGTGGTGGTCGGAACTGCGACCGCATCGCTCGTGAGCACCGCGGCTGCTGTGGCAGGCACCAGTGCCGCGGCAGGTCCGATAGGACTCGCTGTCGGACTGATTGTTGCGGGAGCCATTCTCGCGGCGGGACTTATCTATAACGCCTACCAGGAGAGCAAGATAGAGAAGCGGCTCGAGCAGGGCTTCAATCTTATTCAGAACTATAAGACTTATGTGGACCCTAAAACTTTCGAGCCCACCGGTGTGTCACTCAACGGCGCCGTGGTCAACAGGACCGACATCGCGCGGCTCAGGATGCTGCTCGAGGACGTGCAGTACGAGATCGATACACAACTCCGGAACGTGCAGTTCTACTCAATGCCTGACTCGCCGGGTGACGTGCCGGTGACGGTCGGCGTTGATGCGCTCACGCTGCGCATCAACTCGACGGGCAATGCCTCGCAGCCCTTCTCGATGCAGATACTCCGGGGCTACGGAGACGGTGCCGTGCCCGTCGCACCTTACTTCGGCTCGTGGTGCGTCGAGTCGTCGCTCTATAACATGGACGAGAACCAGAACGCAATGTACAAGGACACCTCGAGACAGTACTGGATGTTTTTGTATAACCCATACATGGAGTCCGAGACCGCAAAGGCTGCGGGATATAACTCGCCAGAGGACGCGATGAGCGTGCTGTCGAACTATTACGTGGTGACTGTCAGAGGAAGCATCAAGGATGCGATGGATAAGGTGTCGAAAACAGTGACCAAGGCACTCGGGAATCAGGGGTACACAGAATGAGCGCCGCGTACAGAGAGTCAATCGCGTCGGGCGGCGCCGTCGTCCAGAAGAACTGTTGGATACGGCGCCTCCGCGTCACCTTTGAGTCGAAGGAGGACGTGACGAACCACCTGGCGGCGCAGGACGAGAGCTTCATCCCGTGGCTCAAGAATAAGTATCCGGGACTCGAGAAATACGGGAAACAAAATGGCATCAGGCTTGTTATAGGAGATAACCCCGACGAGAACTTTAACATCCGTGTGAGCGGCAACAAAAACATCGGACTCAATCAGGACAACGGCGTGATACAGATATCCAATATCACATATGACTCCATTGCGCTCATTATTGCGCTGCGGCTCTATCGCGTTAAAATCGAGGTCGGCTACCGCAACAACGACGAGCTCTTCTGCGTGGCAAAGGGCGAGGTCAGCTGGATACAGCAGAAGGTGCGGTCGAAACACGACTACGAGCTCTATATCACCTACGCGTCGGAGCTCGTGGCCGCATGGAGTCAGAGTCGCATTAACTTTTCGCTTCGCTCGGGCTGCAACGTGGCGGACATGGTGCACTGGATGTTTATCCGGCAGGGATGCTCGCCGGAAAGAGTGCTCGTGAGTGACCGGCTTCGCCGACTGGTGGCGACCAACATGCTCGCCGCCTCGGGTCAGACGACCTCGGTCATTGACTCGGCGCTTGGACAGTACTCAGGAGCGACTGCCGACCTTATCACGCACTCGGATGCGTCCTTTAACAATAAGGTGATAAGCATCACGGACATCGGGAAGAGCCGGGTCATTAAGATTGAGCCGAATTTCATTCATATCGCGAACGGCAACCCGACCGTTACGAGCAATAATGGGCTTCACATTCAGCTTTTTCCGGTCTTCAACCCAGTGCCTGGTGACATCCTCGTGGTGCCGAACAGGCTGATTGACACGTCGAGCGGGCTGACTAACCCGGATACTGTTGCAAGCACCTTCAACCAGCAATGGCTTAACCCGAACGGAGAGTACATTATCAGGCGGATAGAGTACAGCTTCGAAAACAGAGGGAGCAGCTTCCTGTTCAACATCTATGCTCTGCCTGTCAATCTCTACCGCAATCTTTCAGGAGGTGGCGTATGAATAATCAGGAACGGACCGGTGCGGCGAACGCCTTTGTGGACTTGTTCAACCGGGCGAAGGATAAAACACTGCGGTCGGCATCCGGCGCGACGCTCGCCCTCGTCACAGAGGTGACGAAGAGCTTTGCGGACGGCTACGGCGTGCTCGAGGCGCTGCCCATTCCCCAGTGGGATACGGACGGCACCAATACTATTCAGGGCTACTTCTTCTCGGATATGGAGCTGAGCACCAATTCACTCGTGCTGATCGTCTTCACGGACTCGGACTTCCGCGATACCGTTGAGATGGGACATTGGCAGCCGAGGAGAACGGAGAACCTCAACACGCATTCGAAGAACTTCGGTGTGGTGATTAAATTATAAAGGAGATAAGAGATGGCACTTACAAATAATCAGTACGACATCACAGAGCTGGCCAAGGTCGATGCGAACGGCTTTCAGGCGGCGCTCTTCCCGCAGATTAAAGATGCCTATGTCAAAAGGATGCAGGAGATATACGGCTACGACATCGACGTGTCGAGCGGATCGGCAGACGGGCAGTTCGTCATGGCACAGTCGCTCGTGTTGAATAATATCTACCGTACGATGGAGGCACTCTCGGATAACTTGTCACCAGCCTCGGCCTCCGGCACCTATCTTGACGTGCTGGCATCGCTGTCAGGTGCCTTCCGGAGAGGCCGCACTTATTCGACCGCTACCGTCTATATTGCGAACGGGTCGCCGAACGCTCAAGACCCTGAGTACCTCCTGTTGAACGATAAGAACGGCAACAGGTGGCAATGGATCAACCCTATCGGGATGGATGGCAAAAGGAAGGTGAGCTTCCCGGCAAAGACCGGGAACAACTGGAGCGCGACCGCTATTACGGTGATATGCACCGAGCTGGGGGCAATCAATGCCGCGGCGACAGGCACGCTGACCGAGGACGGGAAACTGGTGCCGGTGGATATGTCGAAACAGGAGCACCGCAACATCATCTTCGACCTTGCCCCGAAAAACAGAGGCGGCGACATCTATGAGACTGTCAGTGCGAGCATGCTGGCCGTCTATCAGAAGGACCCTGCGGTCGCGGGCTCGGAGGAGGAGACGGACGCCTCGCTCCGCGCGAGACGCCTCCGCTCGTTCGGACAATCCGGGCGCACTGTCGAGGACTCGCTCGTGGCCAACCTGTTGAGCGTGTCGGGTGTCACGGATGCCTACGTCATACCGAACAACACAAGCGCCGACCTGGGACCGGTCGCAGACGGCGTCAAGATACCCTCCCACTCTGTGTACGTGACGGTGGCGACACAGGCGGACGTCACGGTGCCGGACATCGACGTGGCGCTCGCCATCTATAACACCATGACACCCGGCATTCCGACCTACGCACCGGCTGCTACTTCGACCAGTGGAGTCTTTAAGTCGGAGGACATTAAGATTACAGACACCATTTCCAACACTGTCAAGTGGAAGGCAACGAGCGAGATACAGCCCAAGGTGCAGGTGCAGCTCAAACTCTTGAACGAGACGACGGATATCACGACCGACCAGTTCAATGCCATTAAGGCCGCGGCGATGGGCTATATGAATGACCTGCCTCTCGGGACGGACTTCTCGGCTATCATGCTCAAGCAGCTCATCGAGGCTGCGGACTTCCGCACGACTAAATATGGGCTGCCGACCTATCAGGTGCAGGGGATTCAGTACCTCGTCGAGGCGCCGACGACACTCAGCGATAACCTTTTGACAAGAGCCCTCGCAGCCGGCGGCTCGGTCCAGTCGACCTGTCTGAGCAAGTTCCACTACACAAAAGGATCGTCTGCTCTCAGCGGACCGCCTGCTACTCCGACTGTTAAGAGCTTCAGCATTGGGGATGACAATACCGCATGGCCGACGCCTATCTCGTAAAGGAGGCAACATATGTTGTTAAGAAATGAGCTGCAGGAGTACGACTTCTATAGGAAGTCACTGAGCCTCTTTATGAAAAACACACCGGGCATTCTCGCCCGGTGTGATATGTGGACGGATATCCTGAAGAACGTGCTGAGCTGCGGAGATAAAATCATCGAGCTGTTGAATATTTTCTATTATCAGTCGGCAACAGACAACTATCTGACCGAGCTCGGATATTCGCTGTCCAATACGAAGGCCAACTTCCTCGATGAGGTCGCAGCAATCTACGGGCTGTCAAGGCAAGTGGTGCTGACACAGAACTACAAGACCAACGCTCAGGGACAGCCAGAGATTGTGCCGGAGGCGCAGCGTGTCACGGGGCAAATCACTCTGACTGATAAGGAGCTGCTTGTGTTGATCGAGTCGACTATTCGCCGCTATAATTTCAACGGTACGAGACAGGGACTGAGGGAGATATATGAGGGGACACCTCTCTTCGCCTGGAGCCGCTATCAGTCGGATATCTACCCGGAAGAGATAAAGGCCTACATTCAGAACATCAAGCATCCGAGCTTTTTGACGGAGCTCGGGATTGTCTATATCGATAACAATGACACGAGAGCTGCATGTGTTATTGCGATTGACAAGTCAAAGGCGAGCGCCAATATTATGAACCTCTTTACAAACGGGCTTCTGACAATCGAGAGCATGGGCATTGAGTACACCTATGTCGAGAGCACTCAATTCGCCTTTGCGTACTTTAACGACACAGAGGTGCCGGCCGGTACAAGGTTCTATCAACCGCAAACCACTCCTTATTACATTTTCGCAGATGCGCGTGAGGAGGCCTAAACTATGAAATGCAGAGCTTTATCGGAAAACAAAAACATTGTCTGGTTCGGCAAAACAAAGGAGGAACCGACTGTTATCTATTATGAGATAACCGTGGGTGGCGTCTTTTATAAAGGCTATACCGGGCTGCCGAATGCTGACGGTATGATAACTATAAACGGCGTGACATATCGCTATGTCGATGATAAACCCGGCAGCGTCAACGGCACCGTACGGACAGCCTCCGGCCCTGACGAAGACCTTGGGATTGGCTCGCGGACAACTCCCTCCGTTGAGAACTATTTCGAGGACACGGACGCCGTCGCGGCGTCGCTCAATCAGAGGCTGTCTGTTATTAAAGGCGAGCTGTGGTACCAGGTCAATTACGGTCTGCCGCTCACTGAGAAACAGCAAAGCACGACGGTGCTCGACCTTGTGATAGGAGACATTATCTCTTCGCATCCGGGTGTCGCATCGCTTGATTCGTACAAATCGAAACTCGTCGGACATACCTATTATTACGACTGCCAGATTACGAGTGTGTTCGGAGAAACACTCTCTGTAACAAATAATTTAACGGTTTAACTATTTTTTCTCGGAAATCCGGTGTATAATATATGTATAGATATGAAAGGAGTGATAATATCTTATGCATACTCTTGTAGAAAAATTGGCAGACTTTCTTGCCGATTACAATGTCGACCTGTATGATGACGCTTCTCTCGGAGGTGAAAAGTACCGCATCGACTGTGTCATTATCGAAGACCATGTCGGAAGCCTGAAGGCCCGGATGCGCCTTTTGAAGGCTTTCAATGCCTTTAACACTTTCCCGGATTCTCCGGAGGGCGTAACTGTCGTACAAACCAGTCCGATTGTGATGAACGAACGGTCTGAGGACGAGTACGACTTCTCGGTCAACATTGAGTTCAAAAAGACAGACGAGCGCCTGAAGCGCGAGGCTAAAATTGTGCCGACCGACGAGCTTCCCTTTACGGAGGAGACGTTCGACGACTCCATTACGGCCAATGTCAAAACAGGTCGTCAGGCAAGCGAGTACGGCGGACATGACGTGTACGAGGACTATGAAGAGGTCGAGGATTTTGAAATCACCTCTGATATCTCCGGCAAGGGCATTGATGTGGACGGGGGGTACAGACTTCCCGACGGGCGCGATGTCACAATCGAAGAGGCTATCGCAGTCTATCAAGAGGACTATCATCAGAGACCCGTTAAAACAGATGAGGGTGTTATGTTGACCGATGACCTGAACGAAGAGGTCGGCGGCGACCCCTACACGCTGGATGAGTTCCGTCGCGAGTTCGCAGACTTCGCTTCAAATGCAGACTATATTCCTCTTGATGAGGGACATGTTATGAAATTTTGGGAGGAAACGAGATGATTAAAAGAAAAATGAGAGATGCTCTTACCGAAAAGAAGGTGAAGATTCACGGTGTTCCTTTTATCCACCGTGTTACCGAAAACAAGTTCGACAAGGTCGAAACATGGGTTAGAGCAGACGGCCACGGCACAATTCGGAAGACTGATGACGACAGGTTTGGCGCCCGTTACGAGATGTGGAATGACGTTGCAAAGAAGTACGAGACCCGCGTGATTGAACCGAAGGACGAGATTGAAGAGGTCGTCGATCTGATGGAAGAGGATATCTCTGAGGGCGAGCGCAAGAAGAAAGCCCGTGAAGAGGGTCGGAAGCGCATGATGGGCGACGCAAAGCCCGCTGCGACGCCGCAGGGCTATGAGGTCGTATCTCTCTTCGACCTTGACGGCACGACCATCGCAATTATCCATCGCCCGAAAACGAACGACTATCTCTGGGCGTATAACTATCAGGACGATGGCACATGGCAGCAGGGGCACTATGATTTCGATAGCGCCAGACGTGCAATTCTCAACATGAAGAGAAAATATCCGAGTGTGAAATTCGTGTCCGGAATCAATGATGCAGTAGCCGTTAAAGACGACTACGGCTGGGAAATTCCGAGCGATAAAGCATGTGCTGCTTACGAGTCTGTTAAAGAAGAGCTCGGAGCAAAGCAGCTGCTTCATGAAATGACAGAAGCGATGGGCACGGCTGATACTAAAGAAGCTGCTGAAGATATTGCTGCTGACTGGGATGAAGAGACAAAGGATATCAAGGACCTTGTTGATATCGCCGGCGAAGAGGATGTACTGGATGCAATTGCCAGATGGCTGTCTTTTGATGACCTGGCAGACAATCTCGCATTCATTTGCCGCATGTACGATCTTCAGATTCCCGAGCTTGAGGATGAAGAGGAAATCGAAGTCGATGAGGACATCGACATGGATGATGCTCTGTGGGCGCAACCTGATAACGATGCCGGCTCCGCAGGGATTCTGACGAAAGCCCGTCCCATCAAGTATAAGGACTACCTGATTCTCACCCGTGAGGACGGCATGTTCGATGTGTATACCCGGCGTGACTTTGATCTGGTCGGTACAGCGTTCAAAACTGTTGAAGAGGCTAAGAAAAACATCGACGAAGGACAGACTGAAGAGCACGAAAAAACAGAGTCTGATTTCGAGGAAGATAACGATGTTGTTGAAGTCGAAGAAGATGTTAAGGAAACCATAAAACCCGATCCTGATGCAAAAATCGTCAGTTTCGGAGGCTATCGTATTGTGCGGCAAAAGGACGGCACTTGGAATGTTATCAAGGGCGGGCTTGACCTGGAGAGCCGTAAACCTGTAAAAACTGCACGGAATTTTGCAGAAGCAGTCGAGTGGCTTTATAAAACGGATTCGAAAATCCCGTTCCCGGGAAATGCAACAAAGGCCGAGCGTCTGATTGCAGAGTACCTGCCCGCCGAGTTCAAGGATGCCGCTGACAAAGTGGCAAATACCGATGTTAAAATCGGCTTCGCCTTTGCATACGGCATTAGTCCGAATAAGCACTTCGAAGTCATCGGTAACACTGCGACAGATGATTACGTTGTTGTAAGAAATCCGAAGGGCGAGCTCGAAATCGGCGCTACCGAAGACATTGCTCACGGTATTAACACCGGAGAACTGATTCTCGTTTCGAAGGGAGAATAATAAATGAAGGTACTTATCAAAGAAAAGATAAGTCCTCATAAGAGTAAGACTCCTGAGGGTTACCTGATCTGTCGAGACGCCGTGCTCGCCAGAACAGGTACTCAGGAGTATCACAAGAACGAGATTTTCTCGGATTATGACGGAGAGGATGTTGTCGTCAATGTTATCCGGGATTCGAAGGAAGTGTTCTCTCAGGAGGCGATTGCCTCCTTTGAGAACAAGCCTGTTACTTGTGAGCACCCTGAAGAGGACGTGACCCCCGACAATTACAAGGACTATGCCGTCGGATTCGTACGCGATGTGCACAAGGGAACTGTTGACGGCCAGGATGTTCTGCTCGGAAATCTGATTATTACAGATGCAGATTGTATTAACGATATCGAAAACGGTATCAGAACTGACCTGTCCTGCGGTTACACCTGCGATATTACCAACGAGAAAGAGCCCCGCCAGGTCAACATTCGCGGCAACCATGTGGCACTGTGCGAGCAGGGACGTGCAGGTGTCGCGCACATTGTTGACTCTGCCAACGGTGTCGAGTACGTGAAGGGACTGATTTTCCAGAGCGATAAAGATATTCCCGCTAAGTCGGAATTCGACCTTGATGAAGGCCTTTATAAAGTCGGCGGCAAAACCTATATTCTGGTTTTCCACAGCGGCACTCACGAGGTCAAGCAGAGAGAGCTTGAAAAGAAGTACGACGCTAAGAATTTCGAGAGCTTCTCAACGAGTGTTATCGGCGACAAGGTCGACACGAGAGATTTCCGTCAGCTTCGCCGCTATAATGTGCTGTGCCCGAAACTGATTATGCGCGCGACCGGATATTTCGGTGTTAACCGTATTACCGATGAAAAGGAGGATGAAAAGATGGCAAAGCTGCCTGCAAGGCTGAAAAACAAGATTTCTCATGAGCTCGCTAAGATGTCGACATTCGTGCATAACCCGAATTATGATGCCTACGAGTTCATCAAAGACCTCGGGGAACGGTTCTATGTTGACGGTCAACCCCTCACCTTTACCCGTGAAAAAATCGACGGCTGGAAACGTATGGGCGACGGCATGATGAGAAAGGATTACACCTTCTCTGTTGACGGATACGACAACTCCTTCCTGCTGTCCGTGTATGCCAATCCCGATACTTACGACACGACCGAGGTCAATGCGTACTTCCTCGATTCTGTTGATACAGAAGATGAGCTCGTTGAGTCGAAGTCGAAAGAAGCCCTGAAGAAAAACATTGCGACGGAAATCAAGGCTGGAAAAGGCCCGAACCAGGCGGCGGCAATCGCCTACTCCGTTCAACGCAAGGCGAAGGACTGCGACGAGGATGTGTGCTATGATACCTACCGCGGATATGATATCGACCTCGTAGAGGGAGATTATGAAGTAACATTTGACGGCCATCCCGTTCGGTTCGAAACCTATGATGCGGCTCTGGATTATATCGATGATCAACTGGAGCGGACTGAAGCGATGCTCCGCGACCGCGCAATCCGCGACAGAGAGTACTCTCCCTTCTTCAAGCGCGAGGTCCGTAAGGAACTCGCAAAGCGGCGCGCCGCAGTCGAAGAGGAAGAGGCTCCGGACGATGAGCAGACCCGCATGAAATTCCGCCAGACGAAAAACAGCCTGTTGAGAAAGCTGGATAAGTTCATCGAAGAAGCACGGGATGAGTGAGTTGTTTCCGGAAATCTCAGTTCAGCTGGACCTTGCCAAGTCTCTTGGCAAATACGAGATTGAACTCGGGATTCTTCAGAACAATCAGTTCTTAACCGTCGCCGTAAAACACGCCGGCGGCGAGAAAACAGAATATCGGGTTCCTGTTGAAGATATCGCGTATGTGATTGAATACGGAACAGTTCAGATGCCGGGAACCCATATTCTGCAGTATCTTGACTATTGGCTTGCTATACAGCTGACTCAGAGGCTAAATAAAATTCTGGACGGGATTTTCGAACGGGAATGGTCGGAAGATGATATTCGGATTGAAATGTCGAATTTCGAGATTGCCGCAAACAACTTCATTCAGAGCTACATTTCGGCACAAATCAAAGAGATGACGTTTCTTGCCGATAAAACGGGTCAAAAGGGTTTGGTAGACTTTCCCGTAGATGTTTCTGTGCTAAGAAGCTACATTCAGTGCAGAATTTCCAAAAAAGTTTAACAATTTACTATATAATCACGGTTTTCCGTGTTATAATTAAATCATAATAAGAAAGGGAGGTACCTTTACGATGAAATTGAAGGTTAAGGACTCTAAAGGTCGAATCTTCCAAGTATCGGATGCCTGTGTCGCTAACGACGCAGAGGAAAAGGACGAGGAGCTTTCTAAAGCAGATATTAAGAAGCTGAAGAGACTGCTTCCTCACCTGGACGATCTGCTCCAGCTGCTTGAAATCGAAGAGCAAGAGCATGATAAGGACTTTTCCGGCGACGATATCGAATCGGGCATTGAAATCGATGAGACGGAAGAGGGCGAAGAGAAAGTCGAAGACGACGCCGATGTTGAGGCGGAGGCTGACGACTACGAGGAAGAGGCTGAGGCTGATGCCGAGGACCTGACGCAAAGAATCAAACCGGTCCACGATTCTAAGAAATCTTTTGGCGCTACCGAGCGCCGTAAGGTGACCGACTCGATCGACACTGAGGTCGAGCGGGATAACGAAGTTGCTCTTGCATGGGCAAAAAGATATAATGGAGGTAATTGAAGATGAGCTTGATTATCAAAAACAAAATTCAAGAGCTTATGCAGGGCTACCCGACCATCAGCGATAAGTATGATGTCGCTCCTGCTGTCCTCGAGGGTGATACTGCTGTTATGGCAGGCGCTCCCGTGACTCTCGGCTCTACCGCCGGCCGCTACAAGGCCTGCGCAGCAGCTGCTGATGTCGTTGCCGGTTTCATTCTGGCAACCAACGTGAAGTTGCCCAACACGTACCCCGCTTCTACTCAGGAGCAAACCTATGTTTCCGGTGATGCCTTCAACCTGATGATTAAGGGCTTCCTGGCTGTTCCGGTTGATTCCGGCGCTACGGCTGATAACATCGCGAACGGCAAGAAGGTCGCTCTTCTGGCCGGCGGCAAGATTACCACTTCCGGAACCGCTTCCGCTACCGATATTCCCGGCGCCTACTTCACGGGCTGCAAGGAAACTGTCAGAGGCGTTCTGCTTGCGGAAATCGCATTCAATATCTAATCAAGGAGGATAAAATATAATGTTTAACCTGAACACTTCGCTCGGCGATAAGTTCTTCGCCGAAAGCATTGATGCCTCCAAGAGAGGTCAAGCGGTTTCGCTCCGTGATATGTACGGTCCCCGTCAGTCTCGTACTCTAATCGGCGACGCAAAGATTCACGACTCCAACTTCGCATTCCTGACCACGACTCTGGCTAAGCTCCATAAGGAACTGTATGAGCCGCAGTATTTCGTAACGTGGCAGAAGGATATCCCGTTTGAGACGGGCGGCGGTTTCGTCGATTTCGTTGAGTACTACAGTGTTGACTGGGCCGGCATCATGAACGCCCAGAGAAACATTGTCGGTAACGGCGTCAACTACATTCCTCGTGTTAACGCCGGCCTGAACCAGATGCGTGTGAAGGTCTACACCTATGAGGTGGCTTATGACCTGCGGTTCATCGAGCTGGAGAAGATGAAGAAGCTGACTCTCCAGAAGTCCATTCAGGAAATCTACAACAACGCGATTGTCGCGGGTTGGGACCTGTTCGTTCAGGATTGCGCTTACACCGGTATCGGTGACGGTAAGGGCCTGTTCAACGGCGACCGTGTTATGACTGCTACCGTGTCCAACACCGGCACCACGGGCAAGGGCTTCGCTGGTTTGACCGATGCAGCTGTCGTGGCGTTCTTCAACGGAATCTTCGAGAGATATCTCTCCGAGTCCAACATGAACACCTCGATCCTGCCGGATACCATCCTGGTTCCGACGTTCGTTATGACCGACCTCGTTTCCCGGTTCTCCTCGCTCTACACCAGCTCCCTGTATCAGTACCTGCTTGAGCACAACCTCGGTGCTGCTCAGTCCGGCGATCTGAAGCTGCGTATCGAAGGCCGTCCGGCTCTGAACGAGCTTGGCACGAACAGTAAGGGCCGTATCGTTGCCTACAGAAAGGCAAAGCAGTTCGTCAGAATCGATATTCCCTATCCGATTCAGCACTATATCACCCTGCCGAACATCGAGAAAATGTCCTACACTTCCGCGTTCGTCGGACAGGTTTCTGAAGTTCAGATGCCGTACAACACCGACAGCGCTCAGCTGGGTGTCGTAACGTACTGGGATTTCACTGACTAAGCGATAACAGTATAAACTGAATTTTGGAGGCTAACATGGGCCATCTGTAATCTACGTTATGAGATTAAGTTTAGCCGATGTTAGCCTCCGTTTCTATAAAGGAGAACAGAAATGATTGTGAAATTTAAGAACGGCTACCAGGTACAGATTCGTGACTGTGCCGGGAAAAGCCGCGAAGAACTGATTGCAATCGCGCAAAAGGCTGTGCTGGATGCGGTATCTCTTGAAAAGAGAATTGATACCAACACGTCCTTTATGCCGACCAAGATGAAGGCTGCGATTGCTGCGGAAGACCAGGACATGTTTGACCGTGAGCTGAAGTTCCTTGCTCGTGACCTTGAAGCTGATCTTTCGCAAAGCCATAAGAACTACACGAAGACCTATCGCCCGGAAGTGCTCGAGAAGCTCGTGAAGCAGTATGAAGAGGCTGCAAAGCTGGTCGAAAAAGCTGACGCTAAGTTCGGCACCGAGAACGCGAAGACCGTGTATGAAAAGATTGCAACCATCCGTGAGAACTGGGGCATGGAACCGAAGGCTGCTGTTGAAGACGCTCAGGACATTCCTCCCTATCGCGTGAAAATCACTTATGCCAACGGCGAAGTCACCATCAAGTACGTGGACGACCTGACCGCTGCTGTTAAGGATATCCGCCGCAGAATCGAAGCCGGTAAGAAGGACGGCAATGAGGTTGCAGTTGCGCTCGTGTTCGACAGTATGACCGATGAGATTGTTCTGTCGAGTGACCGTGACGAGGACATCAAAGTCAAGGATGCTGACGGCGATATGAAGGACCCGGCCGTGCTTGCGTATATCGAGTATGTTGACCTCGGCGCAAAAGAGAAGAAGTTCGAAAATGCCGCTACCGCTCGTGCAGAGCTGAAGAAGCTGCTGGAAGCGGCTAAAAAGAGCGGCGAGCCGGTTGCACTGGCTGCCATTCTGAATGCTGATACGGAAGATGTCATTGAGGAAGTTTACAGAGCGGAAGAGACCGATGTCAAGGACGCTCCGCCTCCGTATTTCGACCCGACCGATTACGCAACGATTAAGTCCGATTATTCGGTCGACCGACTGACAAAAGAAGCTCGCCACCTCGAAAAGGGAAATCCGATTCTTTCCGAGCTCGATGACGTACATGCAGAAATCGACGAGCTGATCGGTAAGGGCTCCGACGCTCTGATTGATGCCGGCTGGTCGAAGGACGATGCACGTCGGGCGATTGCCGTCCGTTATACCGCACTTGAAAAGGACCTGCGGAAAGCCGGTCTGAAGGATGAAGCCCGCGAGCTCCACAAGAAAATCCGTGCTCTTGAAAAGGCCTGGGACCTGAGAGTCTAAAGGAGAGTTGAAAGATGTACCAGAATCATGTAATTGATCCGACCTATTTCTATGACGCGATTGAAGAATTCGCCTTCAATTTCGAGTGGTACCCTTGCAAGGGAACAACTATTAACGAGCTTGGGAAGCGGTCTTACACATACGATAATCAAACGATTCGCGGGTCATTGCAGAGTCAAGGTACAAATTTACGGCAGAACGTTGATCTTAACACGGAAGATATGCAGTACAGGTTCTACTGTAAGAGCCTGTATCGCATATCGATAGGTGATTTTATCAAGTACAAAAACCGATACCTCAGAGTTTCGGCTGTACGAGATTATGATGAATACGGTGTTCGAAGTTGTACCTTACAGATGGTAAACCTCGTGAATTATAAAGACTTCCAACTCTATTTGAAATACTTGGAAGGGCAGGTGATTGTATGATACCTGTTACAACATATGAAGCAGCTCTGATTGCTTTGAGAAGCACAATTCTTACATATACCGGCCTTAAAAATGAGTTCCTGTTAAACGGCGACTCATTATACGGGCCGGATGTGTGGAAGATGTTGACCGACTTGATCGGAGAAGCACCGGAGCTTTCTGATACATTCGTTGTGTTTGAGTTCAAAGAAATTCCTTCAGAAACTTATGCTGTTGATAATCGAGACTTGATTGCGCTTGCACCGTACGGTTTGTTTTTGAAGGTCTATGGCGACAAGTGCCATACGTTCGCTCATAAGCTCGCGGCGCTTTTCAAGTATCCTGCCGCCGTTGAGTATTTCAGAAACAACGGAATTAAAATTACAGACACGTCGACTGTCGGGTCATTGAATGAATTCATCAACAATGTGCGGTGGCCCAGATGTGACGTGGAAATCGACGTGCTATGTAATTTCAAAATTGACTTTGAAAATACACCTGAGACCGGCTTTGCTGAGCAGATTACCGAGCCGGTGAACATAATTAAAGTATAAAGGAGACAGACAAATGGCAATTAAGTTTAATGTTCGCGATTTTGTCGATGTAACAATTACAAAAAGAGCCGTTTCTCGTAGATTTGTATATGACACCGTTATTTATAATGTCAATGTAGGTAGCGGATTAACAGACGGCGCATATTATGCAAACGTGTCAGTTGCTGCAAGTGGAGACGGGAGTACGAAAGAAAAAGCAATATCTTATAAGAAAGTTAACTCTGGAACAGAATTCTATAACTGGGCAGACCTGTTTTTCCGGAATGGTGGCAAATATATTCATGTTGTATCGACTATGCAACTAAGCACCGATGGTGAATGGGAAGCAAAACTTGAAAGCGGAAATAAACCAATTCCGTTGGATGAATTGGTAGTATTTAAGCAGGGTTTAGTTACCAGTACGGGTTCCGGTATTAACCAAAAGATTTTTTTGGTCGGTGACGCTCAGCAAGTAGAATCCGGTTATGAGGGTGTTGCACAATTCATTCAAGCACAAGCCTTTACAAAAGCAAATGTAGCATCGGCTGCTGTTGCCGCATACTTTACCAAGATTGACCTTAATACCACAGATTCTGTTAAGGACTGCATGTTTACTAAAGTTGTTTGTACTGATGAAGAATATACAGATTATAATAAATCAACAACCGTTTCGGATTATAACACCTTTATCACCGTTGGATATCTTGCCGGCGCATATCGTCTGCTCGGAGGCAATGACAGTCTTGGCAATGACCTTACAAATGTATGGGCAAAAATCGTATTAACGCAAGCACTGACAAATGATTTACTTATGCTGCTCACCAGCAAGATTCGCCTTGATTCGAGCGGTATTGCTTCTGTTAAGGCTGCTTGTTCGAGAGTGCTGAACAGATTCGTTACCAACGGGTATATCAGTACCGAGAAGGCCTGGACTGATCCTGACCTGTATATCGACGGCGAACTTATTGCTGCCGAGAACACTCCTCTGATTGACGGGTACAAGATTCATGTCGGACCGATTACTCAGGACAATATTGAGAAGCACCAGATTCCGCCTGTCTACATTCTGTACGGCGACCAAGTCGGTGTTCGCAAGATTGTTGTGACCGGCGAAGTATTTTAAGGGAGGACTTAAACAATGATTAACAGATATTCTCTTGCCGACCATCTTGTCAAGATTACACTCCCTGCTAACCTGACAGTCGGCGGCGCAAATATCGGCGGAACCGTTCTTTCGATCGGCGGCCCCGGAAACAATGGACAAACCGGTTCGTTCGTCGGCGAGATTACCGTCGAGCGTAACACTGACACCTGGACGACCGAAGGTGACCCGACCGGTTCCTGGGTTCATAACAAGAGCCTTAACCGTACCGGTAACGTGACAATGCAGCTGAGACAAGTCTCGGATGATGTTGTGCGGCTCCAGATGCTTGCACAAGTGTTTGAGAACGGCGATTTCCCCGGCTGCAAAATCGAGGTGTTCTCGGGAACAGACACGGTTGCTCGTGCAGAAGATTGCTATATCACCAGAATCCCGTCTCAGGTATTCGGTGATACCGCAGCAATGCAAACATGGGGATGGACCGTTGGTCGCGTAACATTCCCGGCTACTACAAATTGGCCTACTGAAAGGACGTAAAATATTATGAAATACTCTGTAAAACAGTTGATGCGAGATTCAAAAAAGAATGAGTGCGTTATCTGCGGCAGAGAGTTCGCGGGCTATGGAAATAATCCATGGCCCGTTGCCAAAGATGGCAAGTGTTGTGACGAGTGTAATTTTGAAGTCGTACTCCCGGCGAGGCTCGCCGGCAATAGTCGACGCGTAAAACAAAGGGATTCGCTCAAAGACCTCGACGCTCTGATTGCTTCCGAGAAGGAAGCAATTGAGCTCTATACCAACGCTATTCGCGATGCCGGAGACGGTATTGAAAAGAGCATTTACGAGGAGATTCTGAAGGACGAACGCGACCACCTTGAAAAGCTGGATGCACTCCGGAAAGGATATAATATCTCGGCAGCGATTCAATAAGAGAGGTGATATAAATGGCAATTGTCGGAATTACTCTGGACCGTAAAAATCCGGAATTTACAGCCGATGATTTTACCTTCTGGATGCCGCAATTTACGAAATATATTGCCACTCCCGAAGGACAAAAAGGATTCGAAAGAATTTATACTCTTGTAAACCAAAGAATTTTTTACTCGATTTTCGGAGCAGATTGGCCGCTCGCAATGAGCTATGCCATCGCTCACTATTTGACGCTGATCGGCCAACAGCAGCAGGCTCCGTCCGGACCAACTCTCGGAGAGATTGCAGGCGGCGGTGTGACGAGAGGCGTGCTGCAGAGCGCGAACATTGGGGAGTTCGGAAAACAGTATGACCTGAGCAAAACAATGCTCGACACTCCCGATGCGATGTTCTGGAACCAGACGTCTTATGGCTCGTCGCTCATGACGCTCTTGAAAACAAAGGCTGTCCCGTCAATCTTTGTGGTGACATCTAATCCGATTCCCGATGATAAGTATCAACGGTTTATGAGAGACAAGTTGAAGAACGCAGCGACCGAGGATGACATTCGCCTCGGTAAAGAAGCGTTCGGCATGACCGGTATTAAAATGACTGGCAATATTCCCGATTACGATGGAAGTACAGAGGTATGATATATGAGACTCAATAAGAAATTTATAGATTCGGTTGCGAGTATTGTCAATGCTGGCCAGATTCGATATTCGACCGATATTAACAAACAACTGAAGAACGGCGAGACCAACGAGCAGGAGCTTGCTTCGCTGATTGCAAAGTTTACTCAGAAGGACTTCGGCAGTGTTGAGCCGGAGCGCGCCCGCAGATTCGGAAATCATATGGACGCCGGTGATAAAGATGTGTATGGTGTTTACGGTGACAAGGTTCTGTATTACGATGCAAGCCGTGACCAGTTGACACTGCTTTCTCGGCACGAGTTTACAAGCTACTATGCAATCGACTGGACCGAAACAGACCGGCGCGGGTTCAGAGAGCGCTACGACCCAGCAAAGAGGCAGATCGGAAAATCAATGCCCACTGACCCTGCTAAACAGGCAGGCTGGAAAGAGTCGATGCTCAAGGAGCAACGGGTGCTGACGGAAGGGCAACAACGCGAGACTGCAAAAGTCGGTCGCGAGCAAGCAGAGGAGCTGTTCGGAGAAAATCCTGCCGGTATGAGAAACTTCCTGCGATATGAGTGGAAGGTCTTCCCGGTTGAAGATTACTCCGAGTTCGTTAAGACTTTGGGAGTCGAGCGCCGCAAGAACTTAGAGAAGCTCGCCAAAGAATACAACATTCCCGTTAAGAGGCTGCTCGCGGTAATTATGTATTATTATCAGGTGCAACACAAGCCGATTGACTACGGATACGATTACGTTATGAAGAACCTCGGGGAGAAGCGGAAAGCCGGAATTGTTGCAAGCGATGCGGAGGATTAAGATATGGCAAACACAAATTTTAAGCCTTGGCTCGGCGACGGTGCAATAACCGACCCGACAAAGCTGCTGCAAAACACATATAACGGACTTACGACCGTAGGTTTCCAGCCGAACGGCTTTGTCAAAGCCGGCGATTTCAATGCGGCTCTCCGTATGGCAACACTCGTCTGTGCTGGACTTGCAAATGCACTCGGATTTGATGCCACTCAGACGATTGATTCATCGGAAGCTGCTATTGCAGAGGCGATTAAGACACCGAACTTCACTTCAATTAACACAACCGGCGATGTTACGGCTGACGGTGTGTTGACAGGAGCGTCACTCAAAATCGGTAGCACCGAGCGGATTTCGAGCACCGGTAAAGTTACGGCATCGAGCGTCGCCGTTGATAACACTATTAACGCGAGCACCATTCATGCTGTAAGTGAGGTTAGCGGTGGCGAAGTTTCTTCTGAGGGCGATGTTACAGCAAACGGCACTGTATATGGTGACTCTCTTGATATTGGAGGCGGTGCCGCACAAATTTCAAGTGCAGGTGATTTTACCGGCCGGGATATCAATGCAAAAGCGGTTAAGGCAACGAGCATTACCAATACGGGATTGTATTCTGGCAAAAATATTACAGGCACCAATTTGACAGTCACCAATGTTTATGGTACCGGTGGAACGGCCCCAGTGTTCCAGAACGGAGCGACGTTTAACGATACTGTTAAACTGCCGAGTAAAGGTGCTACACTGCAAGGGTCCTACGGCTCTGGCTGGGTTGCGATTACGAGTGGTGCAACATCGTTTAACACGAAGCTCGTTTTGTCAGATTCTACATATTCTGACGTTGCGGCTAAAAAAAGCGTTGTCTTAATTCGGGTTGCATTTTATACAGGAAGCAGCTCGGACGTACATATTTATTATGGATTATTTCCATCCAGCACACAAGAAACCGTTCTTGCATATACAGTAACGGGGGCTGTCAGCGCTCGAATGACATTGTCTACTGAGATAGTTAATGCTACACCACAGGTATCACTTACAATAACATCGGCAGCAAGTATCTCATCTTTTTACACTCATGTGGCTATTGAAACGACACGACTGTTTGATACGCCGTTTACCGATATTACAAGCCCGACTTAAAGGAGGTAAGTATGGATATTTTAAGTATTGTGATGGCCTCCTTTTCGTTGATTTGTTACGCGATAACAATTATCTCGTTCAGACAGCAGACAAAGAAAGAAGATGCTCGAAAGGTACAGGAACAGACTGAACTGCGCGATGATGTGAAACACACCCGCCAGCGGGTTGATGAAATGAATGCGACGCTCCAGGGTCTGACACAATCTTTTAACAGGCATGATAATGTTATTTCCCAGCACGAGATTCGCATCAGTGCACTCGAACGCTGGAAAGAATCCCATTATAAGGAGTAATACATTATGGCAATTATTAAAAACCACAGACTCGAATACGAGGTCGGTCAAATCGACGTGACATACCCGAAAAACCATAAGGAGACATACTTCGGTTCCGTCCCCGTTATCGTTCCGAATAACTGGACTCCTTGGTTGGGTGTTAAAAAGGGAGATTTGATCTCCCTTGAAGGAAAACAATATCGGGTACTGAAAAAGTCCGGTTCTATTGTTGAAGTACTGGCAATGTATAATGCA